AATCGCCGTGGAATCAAGGTGCGAGGAATGGGTAACGATAAACGGGGTGGACATCCCCCTGCCCTGCCACGCTAGGCTAGACTTGGCGATAAGGACGGAAAGCGGTCGGACGGTCATCATAGACCATAAGTCAAGGGCCAAGTTCACCGATGACGAGGAGCTAACGTTTACCTGCGGGAAACAGGCAATGACCTACGTCAAGTGCTATGAGTCCCGCTTCGGGGAGAATGTTAACGAGGTATGGTTCGTGGAGAACAAGATCTCGAAAAACAAGGACGGCTCCTCCCAGTTGAAGAAATTCGTGATCAATCTCGACAACGACACGAGGAAGCTTTACGAGGCCATATTGTACGAGCCGCTAAAAAGGATGATAGAGGCCGTGTCCGATCCGGATTACGTGTATATGATCAACGATAGCGACAACTTCGTGGACAGGGCCGAGCTTTATAATTTCTGGGCCAAGACGCTGATAGCGGAGGTCGATGATTTCAACGTGCCCGAGTCAAAGAAGGAATTGATATCGAAGAGACAGAAAAAAATACGGGACGCTTCCCTTGGATCGGTAAACCCCAAGGTAATATCCGAGTTCAAGAGGAACGCTTCCTCATTCATTCAATATGATTTATCCAATAGTAATATGACAAACAGCGAGAAAATAGAGCATATCCTACGGACATTCGGGGTGATCGTGAACGTGGCCAAGGAGATTAACGGGTACTCGTCAGACACGTATCTGCTAGAGGTATCCGCTGGGACAAAGATCACGACAGTGATGAAATACAAGCTAGACATAGCGAACGCGCTGGACGTGCCATCCATAAGGATGGGTAACGAGCTTATGGTGTATGAGGGAAAATCCTACCTCTCCATAGAATCACCGAAGAAAAGAACCAAGTCCTTGTACTGGGACAAGAAGTATATCGACGGCATGAGGATTCCCATAGGAACGGATAACTTCGGAAGGCTCGTGGTGTGGGATCTCGATAACAACTCCACGCCTCACGCCTTGATTTGCGGAGCTACCGGTAGCGGTAAATCCGTGTGTATCATATCCACGATAGAATACGCCCGCTTAGCCGGTATCCGGGACATCGTAATTTTCGATCCGAAATACGAGTTCTGTAATTATTCCTCCGAGAAATACATAAAGGTCTATAATGATATAGAAGAAATAGAGGCCAAGATGAAAGAACTCGTACAGGATATGCAGGAAAGGGCTAAATCGAGGGCATCATGGAAAACGCTGGTGGTGTTCGATGAGTTCGCCGACGCGGTAGCGTCCTCCCGATCGGGAACGGAACTTGACATAAAGGAAATGGTCGAGGTTGGCCAGCGAAAGAACGCCTTTGGGTTCCTCGAGCCTAAAATGGAACTACGTACGGTTGGCCGTGAGAAGTCATTGGAGGAGAATCTGAAGATGTTGTTACAAAAGGGACGATCGCTTGGGTTCCGGATCATGGCGGCTACGCAAAGAGCGTCGGTTAACGTGATCACGGGAGACGCTAAGGTGAATTTCCCCGTACAGATATGCTTCCGTGTACCTAAGGAGATTGACTCCAAGGTTGTCCTTGACGAGCCGGGAGCCGAGACGTTGGGCGGCATGGGGGACGGACTAATGAAATCTCCCGAGTATCTAGGTATCGTGAGGTTCCAAGGTTTTTATAAAAAATAACGGCCATGGTTAAAAGGTACCAGCTATCCGAGTCTTTCATTAAAACACTGTCCCGCCATCTATCAGTTATCCTAGAACACGTGGATTCCAAGGGAAGACCAAGGATAGCTGATACCGTAAGATTAGCCAAAAAGGATCTAAAGAAACTCGAGAAAATAATCCAAGATGAAAGAACTGATATTCTGCCTCAATGAGGCATGTTCTAAAAGACATTGCCTTTGCCATCAACGGCAGAGGCATTGGACAGACCCGTCTAAAAAAGAAGGGGAAACTGTGAGGCCGGAATCGGCCTTACTTGACGGGAATACTCCTTGCAAAGGGTATGTCCCACAATACGAAAGAAGAAAATATAATATTAAATATTAATGATATGGGAAAGAGAAAAGAAGGTTCTTACAACTTTGACAAGAACGTACAAATGTTTTTGGCTTGCGCAAAGGACGATAACCGTCCCGCTATGGAATGCGTATATTTCAAGGGAGATTGGGCCTACGCCAGTGACGGACATATTATCGTTAAAAACAGGATATCCGAATGCTCAAACCTTGACGAAGCCATGATACAGGCGTTAGACGGCAAATTACTGCATAGTCTATTTTTTAAGGACATGTTGAAATATGATGACATCCTTATCTCTGATGACGGAATAGAGTGCCATAAGAAGAATGACAAGGCGTTCTTCTATTTCGCGGATGAGAACTTAAAATATCCAGACGCAGAGAAAGTGATACAAAATCATCTGGCAAAACCCAGCGTTCCGCTTCCTCAAATATCCTTTAACATGGGCTTATTCGACATAATGAGGAAAGCATTATATGAATGCGATCAATGCACGGCTACTTTCAAGGGCGTTAACGATGCCATCATTTTTGACAGCATGGTAGAAGACGTAAGCAGTATCGGATTAATCATGCCTTTATACAATGAGGCACTAAACCAACAAATATGAGAAATTTTATCAACAAACATTGGGTATTGATATTGGCCATAGCCTTTATTCCGGCAGGGAACAGAGTTTTTAACCATGTTGACGCATGGCTAGGAATAGTCATTATGTTAACTAGTTCATTATTTATAATTTACAAACTATTTAATTTTATCAAGAATGAAAAGGACAAGTTTTAAGTTTTTTACTATAGCGATAATCGCTATGGTATTTTTATCCTCTTGTGAACGTGTAGCACCTAATTACGCTGGGGTATTGATGGAAAATTATGGGAAACAAGGGAAGGAGGATTTCAAGGTCGTATCGGGCAGGGTTTCAACTTGGGAATGGGGCACGGAATTATTTCAAGTCCCGCTATTCGACCAACGAGGCGAGTTCGGAAGCCCTGTCACGTTAAAAGCCGCAGACAATACGGAGTTTAACGCACGCCCCACTTACTCCTACAAGGTTATCAAAAACAGGGCAATAGACGTTGTTTTCGATAACAAGCACATAGACAAGGCCGATACGGAATCAGGCAAAGACGGTTTCATGCAATCATTGGAGGATAACATACTAGAACCTCGCATCTATGACCTGATCAAGGAGGAAAGCCGTAAACATAAGACCGATAGCTTAATGGCAGACGGAGGTTCGCTTCTTTTTGAGAAACGCCTTGAGCAGATTGTAGATAAGGAATTCGAGAAAAGAGGTCTTCAATTACTCACATTCTCGGCGCAATTAGAGTTTTCCAAGGCGGTTCGCGAGAAAATTGATAGTAGAAATGAAGTTAACACCAATATTTCGGTTTTAGACCAGCAGATAGCGGAGCAACGGAAACGCAACGAGTTGGAGCAATTGAAAACGGAACAAGCGTTAATCACCTCGAGAGGATTGACTAAAGAAATTCTTTATAAGCAGTTTATCGACAAATGGGATGGTCGTACTCCCATTTATGGAGCGATACCCGATTTAATAAAGATTCAGAACTAAGGATATTAATATTAGAGTGTGTTTTTCATGGTATTAGATTCAGGTTAGTTAATGATTATCCCCGCCGTCCGTGAGGATATGCGGGGATTTCGGGCGGTAAGTATTCCGGGATGAAACGTTACGGAGTGCGCATGACGTAAAGAGGCCGGTTCGATCCCGGCACCGTCCACGAATAACAAACATATAATTATGGAAACAATACAAGATTTAGATCACTTGACAATGGCCATATACCTTATCACCGCAATACTCGGACTTATAGCAGTGATCTTGGCAGGATTCTTATTAATAAACGAAAAAAGAAAACATCCATGGGAAAAGTAAAGAACATAACCTCTTTAAAGAACAGACTAGACCGTATATTCTCCGTATTTATAAGAATAAGGGATGCTGACAACAACGGTTATTGCCGTTGCATAAGCTGTGGGAAGATCGTGCATTGGAAAGAGGCAGATTGCGGACATTTCGTCAACCGGTCACATATGGGTACCAGATACAGCGAGAGAAACTGCAACGCTCAATGCAGGTCTTGCAACCGTTTCGACGAGGGCAACAACATCGGTTATGCCAAGGGCTTGATAAATAAGTATGGCATAAAAGTAATTAACGAGCTTGAGGTGAAAAAGCACTCTATCTCTAAACTCTCGGCATTCGATTACCAATTGATGATCGAAGATTACAAGAAACGAATAAAGGATTTGAGGGATCAGAAAGGCATAAAGGATTGAAATGGCTAAGAAGAAAGACGAGCAAGAAAAGGTGAAATGTGGCGATTGCGCCAACGGACATCCTCACAAGGGACTAGCTGTATGGTGCATAGTGCTAAATACTGGAAGAGTCGCTAATAGTCTTAGGTTTTGCGATGTATTCAAAAGAAAATTATGATTACATGATATAAACAACATGCTTATGGAGAATTAGCGTATGGATACAAGGAAAGAGCTGACAAGCTATTTTCCGCACGATAGCAATGCCAGAAACTCGGATAAGCTGATTCGTTTACGAATGAAGCATAAGGCCGCCGGATATGGTGTTTTCTTCATGATATTAGAACGTCTTAGAGAGGAGCCAAACTATATGAGTGTCAAAGATTATAACATGATAGCCTTTGACCTTCGTGAGGACGCATCCTTAATAAAGTCCGTCATTGAGGATTTCGGGTTATTTGTCTTTACCGAGGACGGTAAGTACTTCTACTCCGAGAGTTTCAAGCAAAGGATGGGATTCAAGGACGAGAAATCAAGAAAACGATCAGAAGCCGGGAAGTTAGGCATGGCTAAAAGATGGGGAAATAACAATGTTATAACAAATCCGCAAAATAACGATAACAATGTTATAACAAAAACGGATGAAATTATAACAAGAAAAGAAAAGGAAAGGAAAGGAAATAAAAATAGAGAGAGTCTTAATACGCGTGAGACGCTTTTCGATAATTTCAAGAATGAATTATTGAAGGACGAGGAATGGCGCAGATACGCTTGCCAGATATCGGGATTGAGCGTCGCTTTCAACGACCTCATTCCCGGCGAACTGGATAACTTCCTCGCTTGGATGGTATCCACCGGGGAAGGCGATACGCTAAAAACGATAGATGACGTGAAGAGACGATTCACCTATTGGTGGCAGGGAACAGGACTAAGGGCTTATAATCAAAGATATGGAGGAACAAGAAAAGAAACTTTCGGAGGCTATACAAGCCATGCGGGGGCCTACGGAAAAAGAGAGGCTCCAGCAAAAACAGGTGTTCAACCTAGTGAAGAAGCACGCAAGGACTATACAGAACGTTTCTAGGTACGATCTCTCGGACGATACGGAGTACATCAGCCACGCCCGGATGATAAAGGCGCTAGGTTGTAATTACCTAGGGATCGAGAGGCGGCAATTCGAGACAGACAGGGGGAATGACAAGGTTTTGAGATTCCTGTTGTATTATTTCAACGATTGCCCGTTGGCCGAGTCCGTATTCCCGGAGGAGAACTATAAGCTGCACAAGAACCTCCTTATCGTGGGAGATCCGGGAACGGGCAAAACGCTCATGATGCAGATATTCGCCGATTACCTGAAATTGACGGATAACCCCAAACGCTTCGTAAACCTATCCGTGACCCAGATGATGAACTATTACAAGATCCATGGTCACATAGACAGGTTCACGTACAACGAGGAGGCCGGGAAAGGGAGCATGGAAGGGAACCCGTTCGATATCTGCCTTAACGATATCGGTCTTGAGACGGAGAACCAGAAAAGCTACGGCACCAGCCTTAACAGCGTAATAGACGAGTTCCTATACGCGAGGTACGAGATATACCAGTCCCATCAGAAGAAGTATCATATCACTTCCAACCTATCCGTCACGGATTTCAAGAATCGGTTCGGAACTAGGCTGGTGGACAGGTTCAAGAGTTTTAACGTGATAATCCTAAACGGAGAAAGCAGGAGAAGATAACATGGAAATAACAGAGAGATTGAGAAACACCCCTACCGGTTTGATCGTGTTGGTAGGAGACATGAAAATTGTCGTGGAAAAGTACAGGCCGTACTACACATTGCGAGGTGTGTGGAACAGTAGACCCTTCTAAAAGATATGAATGGGCCAATGTTACCGGAGATTACGCTGATGTAGAACATGGATATAGGAGAATGTGCTGTAGCTGCCATAGAAAATTTGACAAATCAAAAGAAGGAGTAAAGAATAATGTTAAACGAAAAAAATAAGAAAGGAATATTTGCCAGAGAAGGAGGCCGGTTAACTCACGGATCTCTGTTCTCTGGCATTTAGGTTGGCGGTTTTGACCTTGCCGCCGAATGGATGGGATGGGAGAACCTGTTCCATTGCGAGATTAACGAGTGGTGCCAAAAGGTACTGAGGTTTCATTTCCCAAAAAGCATTCAATATGACGATATTACAAGAACTGATTTCACTCCGTGGAGAGGGAAGGTTGACGTACTCACAGGAGGGTTCCCTTGTCAGCCATTTTCAACGGCAGGAAAGCGAAGGGGAGCGGAAGATGACCGTTACCTCTGGCCGGAAATGCTTCGGGCAATACGGGAGATACGACCCGCTTGGGTCATTGGTGAGAACGTTGCTGGAATCACCAGCATGGTACAACCCGGCAGTGAGGTTACGGTGGAAAGTCAAGCCTCTTTGTTTGAAAAGGCTGACAAGGAAACAATACTCGAACAAGAGTACGTTATCGAAACCGTCTGCCGAGATCTTGAACGTGAAGGATATACCGTCCAGCCGATTCTTATTCCAGCTTGCGGTGTCGGAGCGCCGCACAAGAGGGACAGGGTATGGTTCATTGCTTCCGACCGTTCAGACGCAAGGATTGAAGGTTTGCGACAAGAACGGGAAAACGAAATTCATGGACGTGAGTCTACTTCCCACTCCAACGGCACAAGATTTCAAGCGAAGGGGTCCGAACAGCAAACAACAGGGATTACCGGAGGCGGCCTACGAAAAGATGTTACCGACACCTACGGCGAGAAGCTACAAACATGGCTCAAAAATAACGGACGGGAGATCGAGGAGGAAAATATCGCAAGGCTGGACAATGGAGTTGAACGATCTTGCTGTATCAGGGCTTTTGCCGAATCCGACAAGAAGAGACGATGCCTTATGCAATATACCAGTAATGATTGGCCAGCATTGTCAGCAAAACGATGGAAAGACTTCCCAACTCAACCCCCTGTTTGTAGAAGATATGATGGGTTACCCTTTGATGTGGACTACCTTGCCATTCCTTTCACAAAATGGAGACAAGAGTCAATAAAAGCCTACGGAAATGCGATAGTTCCACAAGTAGCATTTGAGATATTCAAGGCGATAGAGGCATCAATTCATTCATCATAGTTGAAAGATGCATTCATCTATGATGAGGGCAAAGAAAGAATATAAAATTATATGAGAACACCAATCACATATTATGGAGGCAAGCAAAACTTGTCCGAACGCATTGTATCAATGATGCCTAGGCATAAGATATATTGCGAGCCATTCTTTGGAGGAGGAGCGGTATTTTTTGCGAAGCCTAAAGCAGGGATAGAAGTGATCAATGACAAGAACGACTTGTTGATAAACTTTTTCAAGGTCTGCCAGTCCGCATCCAAATTTAAGGAGTTACGTGAGAGAATCCGGTTATCGCTACACTCCGAGTCTGACTACATTAGGGCTAGGAACATTTATCGAGGACGATCTGAGGTCTCAGATGTAGACAAGGCTTGGGCCGTATGGATCATGGCAAATGAGTGCCATTCTGGTAGCTTGTATGGAGGATGGAAATTCTGTAACGGTACCGCCGGGACACACTTCGGGAAGGTTTTCAGGAATAAGCGTGAGGAGTTCAACGAGAAATTGTACGATCGCCTATCAGAGGTGCAGATTTCCTGTAGGGACGCGTTGAAAGTTATCAAGAACAGGGATAGCGTTGATACGTTATTTTACCTTGATCCTCCTTATCCCGGGGCGGTTCAAGGTCATTACTATGGTTATGGGGAGAATGACCTTGCGGATCTGCTAGATATTTTGTCTAGGATCAATGGCAAATTCATTCTCAGCAATTACTGGACTGACACCTTACGCTCCTTTGTCAATGAAAACAAATGGAACTATAAGGAAGTAAAAGTCACCACTCATACGGCCGTTCACTCTCGGATAAGGGAGAGTACGGAGGTTTTGGTTTACAATTACGAGATTGAGAAAACATTGTTTTGATATGAGAAATAAAGAACTAATCGCTCTACTCCAAGAGCAAGACCCGGAAGCGGAGGTAATGATCCGCACGTCCGATGGAGAGTATGAGTACGATCCGGTGGATGTCACATGGGACGAAGAGATAGAATGTGTAATTATTCAGGAGGGATAGATATGGAAGAGAAAATAAAACAATGTCCCGAGTTCCCTTTTTTCGGCGCACCTTATCCAGACGCAAGATGCTGTGACGGATATCTATGGGATCTAGACTCATATGATAGCGAGGTTGGGGGATTGACCGTAGGCGGCGATGTCCCCTGCCCTTTCTGCAAGACCGAGGAGTTTATAGAGTACGATCCTTTTGGCGCATTAGGAGAAGGACGTGACAAAAAGATAGGTCGTGAATGGTATTTATCTTACATCGATGAATTGAGGGAAAGATATGGATAATATAGGATTATTGGCCGTTGACAGCTCATATCCCAATCTAGCCTTGATGAAAATAAGTTCATACCACAAGGCTAGAGGCGACACCGTGGATTGGTACAACCCTTTCGATCATTACGATAAGGTCTATATGGCCAAGGTATTCGGATTCACTCCGGATTACCGGCAATATATGACTAATTGCGATCAAGTGGAGAAGGGAGGAACCGGTTATGACATAACGAGGAACCTTCCTGACGATATAGATCGTACATATCCTGATTATAGCATATACGGCATAGAGAAAGAGGCATACGGTTTCTTGACCCGTGGATGCCCTAATAAATGCAAATGGTGTGTCGTTCCGGCCAAAGAAGGGAACATAACGCCGTATATGGATATAGAGGAAGTGGCCGGAGATCGGAGGCACGTGATCTTAATGGATAACAATATTCTAGCATCCGAATATGGGTTACGGCAGATCGAGAAGATCGTATCCATGGGACTACGGGTTGACTTTAATCAGGGTTTGGACGCTAGGCTGATAACGGATGATATCGCCAGACTTCTCGCACGGGTTAAATGGATAAAGCGGATACGATTTGGATGTGACACGCCCGGGCAGATAGCCGAGGTCGAGAGGGCGGCTAGGTTGATTGACAAGCATGGATTTAAAGGCGAGTATTTCCTTTATTGCATACTTATGGAGTTTAAGGAGTCATACCGTAGGGTAAATCACTGGAAAGGCGTAAGCCGTAGGTTTGTACTACATTGCCAGCCATACAGGGATCTTAATAATCCAAACCAAGTCATACCACAATGGCAAAAGGATATGGCACATTGGGCTGACAGGAAAGAGCTATACATGAGTTGCGACTTCAAGGACTTTACCCCGAGAAAAGGTTTTAAATGTAAAGAATATTTTAACAACGAATTATAATATGAATCAAATTTGCACGAACAAAAAGCAATCACAACGGCTGTTAGAGGCCGGGATAAGACCGGAGACGGCGGACATGGTTTTACTATATGTTGACGATGAAAGCAATATAGCGCCATGGGAGGATATCCGTAAAGACGAAAAAGGAAAGTTTTTCTATGATGTATATGGAGAGACATACACTTTGACAGAAAGTGTACTTCTTAGAGATAGCCCTGATTACGATCATTCATATCAAGACGATTGTCCCGCTTGGTCTCTATCCAAGATGATAGACATGCTTCCTGCCTCGATTTCACAACGCAACCGACCCGATTTAAGGTTGGAAATCACAAAAGATAGCGTGTATTGGTTCATCCAATACACAGAACTGGGATACGACTGCAAGCATGAGGTTATGAAAAAGAATGTCTTAGATGCTGTTGTGAATATGATTGAATGGCTTATCAAGGAAGGATGCCTTGACAAGAAATACCTATCGGTTAAATGCGGCGATTGCCTACTTATCGAGGATGAAGACGCTAACGGAGAGGCTTGGTGCTCCTTCCATCAAAAGCCGATTAGGTGCAATAGTAGAGCTTGTAAGGATATTTTAGAGAAAGGAGGATCAAATGATTAAGGTAACGCTTATAGACTAATAAAGGAAGGAGATGCCTGCACATCTCCTAAAAAACAGCTAGGCTTACTTTTTATCGCTCACCAAGAAAGAGAAATAACGAGAGGTCTTAGGATAGATTCTCTTACCATTCTTTACTATGTAGCGACAGAAAATACGAGTCTTGCTGTCTTCGCGCGTTTGGTCTTCCACATTAAACACCTCCTTTCCGATTTGCCTGACGACCTGCATCGTCAAGCTATATTTAGCTACGCCCTGTCAAGCGAAACTAAAAAAAGCCCAAAGTTACAGGACAATGGGCTTGTGTCTTTTCTCGGACAAGGGAGATAGGACAAGGAGGTGAATGACAGTTCACCAGATTGGAGGTGTTAATGTTCCAACCAAACGCAACGCAAATATACAGGTTTACCGTGTACTAACAATGTGTGGTTAGCAATATTTAAATATTATTTAAAATCATGGAAAGAGATATTGATATGAGACAGACAGTAGAAGAAGCGGCTCATTTATTCGCTGAAAGCAGGAGTAGCGGTAGTGCATTCCCGGCGTATTATCAGGGATTTATAGCAGGTGCCGAATGGCAGGCAAAGCAATTCCCGTGGATAAGCACAAAAGATAAGTTACCTGATGATGAAGATCTGGTAATAACTGGCTGCTGGTGTACTGATTATTTTAAATACTTACAACAGGGTTGGTATTGCAGAGAATGTAATGAATGGTATGATACTAATGGTGATAAAATTTGTGTTACCCATTGGATGCCTATACTCGATCTGAGGAATAGTATTAACCGAGCCTTCTCATGAAGGCTCATAATTAAAGAATAATGAATTTATGGCATTATCACATGAAACAGTCAACGCCTACAAGGAACTGTTGACAAATCCCCAAAAACATGGCTTACAATTTAAGCCACTACATGAATGTTTTGAAGAAATAGAATATGAAACTAGGCAAGCAAACAATAGTATTCTTGGCCATAAACAAGAATGGTGACGAGGTTATTCTTGATAACTTCCCAGTGCGGCAAGGAGAGGTATGGACGGACGAGAGATCGGCGCATGACGAGGAATATTTTTCCGTCGAGGATCACAACTCGGCGATCGTACTTCCAAAAGGCAGTATTTATAAATTAACAGGTAAATACTTAACGTGGGAAGACGACCCCATATCTCTTAAATCCGTCATTGAGACAGATTCATTATAACAGGCACATCAAGTGCCAAGCAAGTATAAATGTTAAACGATTAAATATAAAACCATGTATATCGAGATTTACAATAAAAAGAATCAGTTCGCCAAAATAGGCAGAAAATTATTCAAAAAGATGAATTTCAAGAAGGGGCATCCCGCTTTTATCCAAATTGTTAAGCTAAAGGGAAGCGACAAGTTCGCCATAATAAAAAGGACCCCATCTGAGACATTCAAGACACAATGTAACATGGTCGAACGCACAGGGGAAAGAGACACCCCCGGAAAATTTTTTTTCACGGTTCCTTCACTTGAGTACTTCATCGCTATTACCGGTATAAATATTCATGGTTCTAGGATATTAAAAGTAAGAGAGAAAGAAACAAATGGAATTAAATATTTCGAGATATGCGAATAATAACAAGATTGGTAAAGCCTCACATAAGGTTTCATAAGAGCGGGCTAATTGAGATATTAAGCCCTGCCGCAAAAATAATAGGTTTGCGCAACTACGATTCCATATCATTCGTCATAGATGATAACGGGAACCTCTATATCCAAAAAGATCCTGATGGTATACGTCCATTCTCTGTCAAAGGGAACCACTATCGTTTCCATTGCTCAAACGTGACCAATAATGTCTATAGGCTTCCCGATATAAAAGGGAAAGACTTGTTCAAGCCTTCTTTGTCTTTCAGGCTTGGAGCAACGGAGAATGAGAGGACTCCAATTATAACAAGACGGATCATCGAGCCAGATCAATAACCTTGTTATCAAACAAGTTTTATCGCTGGATTTATGATATCCGGCGATAATTTTACCTCAAAAAACATGGAAGAGAGCAATATCAGATTAACAGGCTTATCCGCCAATACATCGAACCTTGATTGTAACGATGGAGACTTGGATATATCCTTAAACTTGATATCCGAGAACGGAAGCATGAGAGCGGTGACATTCCCAGAACCATTCCTAACTCTAAATACAGATGAGAACTTGCTATTTGTCCATAATACATCTTCCAGAAAAATATTTATCTGCTCAAAAAGCGATCATCTGATAGGGTTTGAGCTGTCTGACGCCTCTGAAAGGGAAGAAGTCCCCATTGATTACACGCTTCAAGGCGAAGAAAGATGGGAAAAGATCACCAGCATAGGGAATACATTGATCATCCTTACGGACAAGAGAATGTCATATATCTTGTTAAAAGACGATGGATATCAATACCTTGGCGAGAAGCCTCCCTTCCTGTCAATATCATTTGGATTAAGAGGGAATGTCGCTAGATCTGATTTATTCTCTATTGAGTTACCGGATAAAATAGCTGTCATCGATGTCTTAAACAATTTAACCGATAACAATAAAAGAGCTATAACTGATACGGTAATGGCTAGAGCCATAGAATTTATCAACAACAAATCAAGGAGCAATAGCTCGTTTATATTCCCCTTCTTTGTACGATACGCATATAGGTTGTATGATGGGAATTATACCATGCATTCAGCTCCTATTTTAATGATACCATCATCGGACATGGCTCCAATGGCCGCCATTACATACGAAGCCTCAACAGACACCGTCATCGTACATCCCGGGACAGATAGAGAAGAGGAGATGGAGACGTTAGCGATACACACTATTAAAGGACGTGTATTGTCGATTACCGGAGGATTAGACAGGTTTATATCCGAACCATCCTCTAGTCTAGCGTCATGGAACGATATCATCAAGTCTATTGATATATTTATATCTGCGCCGATATACACATTCGACCAATCTGGTAGTATCGACAACATAAAATCATTAAATAACACACAGCTTCCTTATTCTTTTTGGGGCATAGTAAAAAGACCGACAGACAATAAATACGGGAAACTTAATTTCAAGGAAGCGTATCAAAACGCATATTCAGACACACCGGATATATTTGAGAATGATCTTATATTGGAACTGCCACGCAAGGATAACGCAATAGACGATATTTCCTCTATCTCTCTTTTCTATAAAATAGATTCAATAAATATAGACAATATAACCTATGGGGAGAGAGAGGCTATCATTGTAGGGGATTGGGAGAATCTAGAGACAAGAGAAAGACTGGATGACACTTATATCGGCAACCATTCCTTATTGCCATCTTTTATCTACCCGTACAATTCAAGGCTCAATATAGCCGGAGTAAAAGCGACACTATTTGACGGATATCCTCTAGACAGTATGGTATGCTATTCCAACACGGCGGCCAATTCTTTCTCCGTATATACGCATATCAAGAAAGAGGGGAAAGAAATAGTCGTAAAATCGCAGACCAATATACCATTAGATGGGCATATATATTACCTATATTATCCCGATACTGACGCATATCGTATGGTTATTGAAAGAGGTAGCGCAATCGATACCGAGGAGGTTTTCTTATCTCCGCATTCCTTGCTCAATGGCGCATATTACGCAAGGCCGTTTAACGACCTTTCTTTTGGATTTTATAATAATTCAATCGAGACCGAGGACAAGTCAATCATCCAACCCAACAAACTATATACCTCCGAGGTCAATAATCCCTTTTATTTTCCATTGAAAGGGATAAATACCGTTGGGGTAGGTAAAATCCTTGGGATAACTTCCACGACAAGACCTATATCCACCGGACAATTCGGACAATTCCCGTTATTGGTATTCTCTACCGATGGTATTTGGGCTATGGAAGTATCCTCCGATGGTACATACTCAACCAAACAACCTATGAGCAGGGACGTATGCTCAAACCCCGGATCTATTACACAGCTTGACGGGGCGGTCGCTTTCACGTCCGAGAAAGGCATTATGATAGTATCAGGAGGAGATACCACGCTTATATCCTCGATCCTCGATGGCCCAAGCCTAGATATCGCTTCTATCAAATCCCTGTCAGAGATAGCTACAAAAGAGCTTCTATCAGGAGAGATAAATCAGATGACACCTTTTAAAGATTACATAAAGGACGCATTTATGGCCTATGATTATCCGAACGGGAGAATAATGGTAATAAATCCTGATAAGGTATACGCATATGTCTATTCCATTAACCAAGGGACATGGGGCACGATATCATCGGCGTATAAATACGCTGTTCCAGATTATCCATCGACCTTTTTACAAGCAACCAATAGCAAAATAATAGATCTATCCTCAAAAGTAGATAACGACAGCAACGACAATAAAAAGGGAATTATCCTTACAAGGCCGATTAAATTGGGGGATGACATGCTAAAGACTGTCAATAATATTGTTTGTAGGGGAGTTTTCAACAAGACCGATATATCATTTGTCTTGTACGCTAGTACCGACGGGATCTTTTATTTTCCCGTCGGAAGCGTTATTGGCCCGTATCTTTCTAGAATATGCGGAACACCATTCAAATATTTCAGGATTCTGGTCACCGCTAATCTGACAAGGAAAAAGTCGATATCCGTCATATCCGTATATTATACTCCAAAATGGAGAAACAAGCCTAGATAAACGGATTAATCCTCCTCCTTATCGGACCGGTCCTCAATTCTAAGGCCGGTTTTATCAAAGACAGTTGCACGCTGGCTTTTTCCAAGTAAATAGTAGCGTCCTCAGGATTGGTCTTCTCAAAGATAGAGTACAATCCGTAGCAAACAATATGCTCGTGCATTAAGCTCTTAATGCGGGATGTCGCGGAATAGTTCCAACGTAAAGGCATATTGAGATTTATCATATAGTCTCCTGATATATCCTCTAGGCTGTTAAAATCCTCCAGCCTACCAACATTTAGGTATCTTGAGCATACATGCTTTATGTTATCAAAGGCGGAAGATAATGCCCGGGCAACAATATCTAGGTCCGGGCCTTCCTCCGGTGTTTGTATATCCGAGGCTTTATCCATATTATCCGGGGTCAATAACCTTCTTCCTGTAACATGGGCTATAGCCTTTATATCTGCCATTATCTCATCCTTGTGAAGGACAATCCGTACATTTGCCATAAACTTGATCGAATATATAATTATCTAATCCATAGTCTTTTCTATTCTCTCGCACCGGGGAGACACGATATAATAGTTCTCCTCTTATTTCTGACGATAACGCTATCGCCTTATCATTATAGGTCTTGACTTTTTCCGGCAATTTTAGCTCAAACCATCCAGACAAGACAATTGTAGCCAATAAATCCGAGACCAAGTCGAAAATTCCTCCCTCAAGCCTTCGGTCAAAACGCTCAGGCATCTTTACTTTCAAGGAAAATATCTCTCCTCTGTCAGTCTCAATAATATTATGTTTTACCGTATCCTTGTCCAGATAACGAATGAACAGAGATATGACTGTGTTTACAGCATTCCTCCAGAATGTATCTAAAATATCTTGATCGTATTCATTGGCCCACACCTTATCATACAAGGTCGATCCATCCTCCATGTTTATAGAGGAACCAGTTATAGAGGTAATCTTCTCCACTTCCTTATAAATATCTGCTTTTCGAATAGTTATGTCCATTATTTTTTTTCTCAAAGGAAGTGAAATCCAGAATATACTAACGATATTTCTTATTCATAGAATATTCATGGCACATCAAGTGTCTAATCCGAGCCATCACCTCATAGAAGTTGACAGGCTCGAAATCCAAGGAATCCGTGAGGCGGTCTATCTCCCGTCTTGCGGATTCCTTCTTTGCGTGTCCTTTATTTTTGGTTTTCTTAGTCATCCATGGCGCACATGTAAATCCAGACCTTGCCTTCAGGAGCGTCATCATCCATGAAGTAGAAATTGACAGCGTCCTCGATGATCTTTTTCTCGGCATCCGGACCGAACCATTCCGTGAACTTTACTTCCTTGTCGTGCCACGCTGAATTTAGCGCAACGTAAACATCCCAAATATTAGCGTTGCCCGGTACGCTCATGCCTTTAGCGACGGCGGTTACTTGCTGGATGTTCCAGTGCTCACCCTTATCCTCCCCCGACTTGCCTTTATGGTGCATTGCCGCCACGTCCATCCTAGCAAAGCACTCATTATAATGAGGCCCACAAAAAACCTCATGTAAATCACGCATAGTCTCGTCATACGCTTCCGGGTCTTTCTCCCTTAACTTTTCCATAGCCTCCTCCATCACGTCTATGGAGGCCCACATCTTCTTCTCGGAGCCTAGTCCCTTGGCTTGGTACTCCCTTATCTGTTCCTTGTATCTCATATCTCATATTATTATTCGGTAAATATTGATTTCAACTCCAAAAAATCCGCTTCCGTTATACGGATAGCGTTCGTTTCGCCTAGGATAAAATTCATAAGAGCATTATCCGGAAGTTCCACCAATATAGATCCCTCCCCTATCGTACCCTTCAAGAATCCTTGCTCAAACTTGTAAGGTTTCATGCTCTTGAATACGTTCATAGCGTCATCGAATAACTCTTCCTTATCATAATTGCCGTTCTCGTCAGCCACGAACATCATGAAACCCTCCACCTTCTCAGTGATCTCCTTGTCCTTTTGCGATACTTGCCAAGGGGCTTGAAAGCCGTGTTCCCGGAGACGAAAGAGTCGACCCTTTCCTCCGCCCATATCTCCACCGAGTTAATTAGCCTGCTTTTTAGCTCTAGAGCTTGTTGCTTTAGTTCCATATGACTCTTTCTTTAATTGTTCCACTTCCTCTCTTAAGGTATTGATAGCATACCCTTGTCTCTTGACCTTATCGATCAATTCGATAAGCATACCTTCCTCACGTGTCATTTCTTACCTCCTTTTCCGCTATTCTTCAATTTAAGGAAGTCGGCGTATGGCATATCGGCGTATTTGGCCGTGTACTCAGCGAACAACGCCATGTTCTTGTTAACCTCCTCTGAGGCCGATTTCTTTATCTTCTTGGCCATTCCCAACAATTCCTCCAAGGCGGCCTTTCCGTCCTTGCTCTCCTCCACCAACGGACGCATGATGCGCATGTATTCACGGTTAAGGATAGCCATTACCTTCTGGTAGGACTGTTGATACTCCGGATTGTTATTGACCATTTCGAACTCGCTATCCGACATCTCGCTAACGAGCTTGTCTATCTCGTCCCACACCGGATTACGGCTTTGGGCCTGTTGCGCAGAAGGGTTAAGCATACGTTGCTTCTGGATCTCCATCTGTTGCTGCGCTTGCTGGAGACGCTGAATGTTTGCTTCTATCTCGCTTATATTCGGATTATAAGGATTGCTACCTAATACAGGGTCACTCCCCCCTAAAAAAACATTTGTCTGCATGATAATACTGTTAGTGGTTAAAAAAAGGAAAGCGGCAAGCGCCCCCTAGGGAGCACAAGCCACTAACTTTACCTTAAGCCGTAGGTGCCGGAGCGGATGCCGGGCATGAGCACGGATTGTAGCTAGGATAGCCTGTTACCGTAGGGGTATTTGGCAATACCAATTCTCCCGTGATCATACGGCTGGTTCTACGATCGGTGTAATTGACACTAGCCGTGAACGCCTTCTCGATCTCGCATTGAAGCAACTTGTCTTGGTAAGGACGAATCGCCGAACCTACAGCCACCTGACACCTCAATTCATCGATCTGAGCCTTCAAGACATCGAACTGGTCTCTTTGGTTCTTGTATAGACCAAAATCAGCGTCTACCTGTGACTTGTACAATCCGAAATCAGCGTCTACCTGTGACTTCCACAAGGCGAATTTCTCGGCGATATCCGTCTGGCGGTGATCGTAATCGGCTTGCATACCTGAGACTTTCAATCCCCACATTGCGTTTGTAAGCGATAACGCCTCCTCACAGCCCTTTTCCCAAGCCATGAACGCAGTCGGAGCGCCTACCCCGGAACCACCACCGCCTCCTGTGGTCGTGTTGATGTTAACGTTCTCTGGCATACCGGCTCCCCAGCCACCGCCGAACAAGCCGCCACGGTTACGTGACACCGCCCAAGCTCCAAGAGCCGTACCAATGATACCCAATGTCAAGCCGGCGTTACCCACGCCCTTGCTTGCGTAATCCTTGTGCTCATCCTCATGGACGATCTCTTTCTCCTTAATAATTTTCTCTGCTTCCATATATCATGAATTTTATGGTTATTCCGGGTTATCCCGGACACCACAAAAATCCAGAGAAGTGCCTTGCTAAATAAATATCTCCTTGCTAGCTTGTTGCGAGGTTGTTGCTAGTTCTTTGCGGAAGGGAATGAGACAAAAAAAGCCCCCAGATTTTTGGGGGCCATAGGAAGCATAAGGATAGCGGTTAATTATAAATTTATAGCCAATAATTCTTCTCCTAATTTATGCAAGGCTGTTTCCAATACATGCATTGTAGCGTGTTTGGACTAGATATATGTTTTTTCTATCTGAGTATTTATCAAAACTATTCCTTTCTAGGAATTCATTATACTCCTTAGCTATTTTTTCATCTAAATTTTTCATATCATTCTCTTTTATATAGCATGAAATAATTTTATATGGTAGACAGGAACTCTGACAATGAATCCATGTCCGAAAATTCTTTAACCTCACTGTCCTCATGCATATTCCTCGGTTTATTTCTATTACCTTTTACTATTTTCATCATCAGATCTATAGAGTCGCTCTCATTCTCCATAGAGACCCTCACTTTATCCAAGGCCAAAGCCTCTATTGTATTGCATAACTCATCCGCAAATGATCGAGACATAAAATATACATCCTTAAAATCTATACGTACACATGGGCTATTCAAATCCTTAGCCCTTATATAGATTTTTTTAGCTTCTGTCCTAGAACGAAGCTCTCCCCTTATCAATTCTGATATCACAATTGTCTTTTCCATGATCTTCATTCTAAATATTCATAAAAATTAAACATCCTTTCCTCTTTATATGGTATCCTTAATGCCACTATAGTTCCATCCCATTTTATATAATCAGGAAGTCCTATATATGATGTCTCTTCCTCTGACATAAGATGAAACGCTTGCCCAGACAGCAAAAAATATGTTCCTCCAAGTCCCTTAGACAACATTCTCTTGCAAGTACTTATACCATAACCACGATTCTCGGTATCTGGTAAATTTTTAGTCGATATACCCTTTCCCGCGCTTTTTAAAGCCTCCACATCGTTAGTTATACCTCCCTTGCCAGACTTAACATAACTACCCAGTATACTTATACCATTATCCGCTATGCAAATGTCTATATAACTCTTTGACGGATAATACTGAGCAAATATATAACCAAATTCACTCTCTGAATGTTCAGATATATTGTCAATCGTCTCAGTCAGCATATAAGATAAAGCCTTTCTCAACTCTCCTTCAATATTTAATTGCCTTATCATTATATTCTCTGCTACAGATAGTATATCGTTTTTTATGCTATCCTTGCTTTTACATCCCGGGAACTTTATTATAGGAATATATTTTTTCATAGAAAAATATTCCATATAATTATGAAAATCACTAACACTGTCAGCTACTACACCTCCTTCAAAATGAATAGAGTCCAGATAGCTTTTAACACTGTCCGATATATTCTTGCAAACCACATTCTTACCGCACTTATCTCTATAAAGCATAAGAGGCAATAAGAAAAATGGAGTCACAAATGCCGTATATTGGAAGTTCCATATGAAATCATCATCATCGGAATTCTCCATTTTCAGGATTATCCTGAATAGATGATTGAAGGCTTCTCCTATCCTAATATCATTTACCGCATGTGGCATATATATTTCCATAATGAAACTTTTCGTATACAACAAAGCCTCTGCCAAGGCTGGTTACTTGACGAGGCTACAAAATCACCTTTTACGCCGCAAATGTCGCAAAAAATTTTGTTATATGAAAATTTTTTCATAGACAAATCACATGTCTTACAACATAACGCACCCTCAGACCGTACCGGATAGCTCCTCTTTGACGCTCTCCACCGTTCTTCTCAGATAGTAACTCCTCCTTATCCTGTCCGGATACAAATTACGCATCCGGTTCACGGCTTGCCTCGTCATCCCCGTCAGATCGGATATGATATTGTCGCTCAACTTGCGATCGGCCAGTATGGTTATAGCCACTCCCCTAGCGTCAACGCTCCTCTCCTTATTGTTGCTAAACATCATTACCGGATCGGTTCCGCACTCCTTGCAGACAGCCTCTATCACTTTTTTGTAAAAAATTTCCACCTTATTCATAAACTTTTTATTTCGTGGTTTGTTTTACTATCAAAGCCGGGCAAAAAAATGCACGGCAGAAAGACATATAAGAATCTTCCCGTCGTGCGTGGCATGAAAAAATAATCAAACTTCCGATCCGATTATTTAGGGAAGATTCTTTTTTTTCTTTATCTTCCCTTTCCGGTTCGTTCTCACGAAGTCACCATCAAACTAATATTAAATTAACCATGAACAAAAAAACGTCAACCCTTGTTATTCATATGACGAATTATTATTACTAGTTAATAGGGGCTTCCCGGACGTGAGTCATGGAGGCCTCACCAAATCCTGCAGAATCCACCCAATCCAACGTAAGGTGATAGTCCATGTTTCCCGATCCCATAACCGGCAATAACACCTATTCCCCATCTACGGGGGGTGATCGTCTTGGTTATATACTCAGTCTTGCGATATACATCGATGTAATCAAGATTAGGCTTATAGCCGGATATTGACAGCCGGTAATCATCCGTCTTGTACTCCTTTTGGGTGATCGGCATAGGAACATATATAGGTTCTATGACCGTGTCACCGTCCAACGTGATATAAACAGGGAATGGCTCCGGTATTATTTTTACCAGTGTCTCATAAACCGGGTACGGGATGCTGTCATGTATCGTATCCACCTTGATGAACGTGTCGGTCTTGGATATCGAATCACTGACCACATCCCCCCGGATATGGTAGCCAGCCGTGAAACCGGCTACCAAGCACACTAGTATTAATATTGCTTGCCAAGGTTTCATAGCTATATTATTTACCTGTTCCTAAAATGATTATCATTAAAATTGTAAACAAGACTACTATAAATTTAAACTCCGCCCAATCCCCGAATAGTTTTTCTAGGATATCATGAAACAAATTCATGCTACAATCTCCCAATCTTCAGCAAACACATCACTGATAGACGGAACCCATGAATCCGCGCATCCAGTGTTCTCGTTATAGATAAGGCATTGACTGGTATAGTCAATGAACCCTTTGCCTTTCAGAATAAGGTCTTTTGCAGGTTGTGGAAGCGATTGCATCTTATGAATGATTTCGCTTTCGATATGTGCAGGAACTTGCTTGAATACCATCAAGCCTTTGCCGTTCCAGCCCTCACGCTTAATAGCTAATCCAGCTTTTAGGTATTCAATAGCTTGACCAAAATTAAGGCTACAACTTCCTCCGATGCCTGTTTCCATCTTTGTAGCTCTTTGATTTAGGATCTGCCAATAATTGCACATCATTCTGTATTGGACTTTAAGCATGCCTTGCATAACGCTGTCAAATTCCTTGAATTTATCGCTTTCAATAAACGAGGCAAGTCCACTAAATTTCTTGCATAGCTCATTTGATTCAATTCTCATCCTATCCAAAGGAGTTTCAGCAAGTGTATACGCCTCCTTAAATGACTCTGCTGGACTCCATGACTCGTAACCACCTTCATACTTAACATGATAGCCAGCATTTGACTTCTCTCTTTCGTTAGGCACTCTTCCTGCTTGCAGCAATCCTTTCTCAAACGCTTCGCTCATTGTCATAGGTTCTGCTTCAATCTGTTTTGTTCCAATATATTTTTTCATCTTATTTTACGCTTACCTTTACAGCATTAGGTCTTGTTATTGTTAAAGTAAATACCACCCAGCTATAACGTCCGGCATTTCAGCCTCTCTACCGTTCTCGACCTTGCTCATCCCCGCTACTATCCGGGTCATTTGCTCACGATCGTTTATATCTACAGGATCATCAGCGGGGATACCGGCGTAATTGGACACGGCTTTAATGTAGGCCTCCGTATCATTCTCGTTTTCCGGCGCCCAGCGACCTATCATCTTGCGGATCGTGTCCAGCTTATAGTTCCGGTAATAGTTAGACAGGATCTTGAAGATCGCCCGATAGCCATAGGCCATAGTCTCGAACTGCTTAAACGACTTGTCCTTGCTTGGTCGAACCTCTCCTTGAAAGAGATCACTGTTGATCCTAATATTTCCCGGGTTTGCATTTCTCAACCCTCTAGGTAATTTTTTCTCTGACATTGTTATTTTTTTATTACATTTGTGTACTTTATTACTTATCTCCTGCCCTATTGAGAAATATGGTCAGCGATGATTTCACACCAGCTCCCCTATCCTTTTGGATCTGGGGAGCCTTTTTTATTCTTTGTCTTGTTATACTCATCCAAGAAATTGACCTTGCTGATAAATTTCACGGCGGCAACCCAATACAAGAAGGCTATCACCTTGTTATCCGGGAATACCTTGCCCATGTTCTTTAAGACATTGGTCCCGTAAAACCATATCATCGCCCACGTGATCCAAGACACGAAAGCCTTGGCGTTATCCTCCGATATATCCATCATCACGCCTATCCAAAACGAAATGATAATTATCAGGAAATACACAAGCATGTACACCCAGCTACGGATGAACTTGCTCTTCCGGAAATCCCCGTGATCCGCAGCCAATCCCCAGAACGTATCGATGAAGGCCAGCGACAGGATCACCACCAAGAAGTTCTCGATCGGTGACACGAAGTCCATCGCCGTGACTACGGCGGCTATGGCGATGGACTTGGCCCAGTTAGCGAGGTCGGATATGTAGGAGAGGTAGCGATACATGATGCTATGTTTTTATGATTTAGATTATTTTACAACCTATAGGTTTCTAATAGCAGCTTCAACAATTGAAGCCATTCTTTTTTGAATCCAAGCATCAACATATTCTGTTGGATGCCAACCATATGTTACTCCATTTATCACCTCTGTATCTCCTCCATCTTTTGTATCGGCATGTAATATGGATATTTGCTCATTAGTTATGGGATGGACTTGATTTTTTGAGAAACCTATATTTTTATCAAACTCACAGAGTATAAAACCCCATTTTTTCTGGAGATTCCTTATACTCTCATTGAAAATTGTTCTAGCATCATGCCAATGAGTACATACAACGATTATACAAGGCTTCCCACTTTTAGTTCCATACCATTTAGATGATGGATCATCTTTTAGAGCATAGCAATCCGCATAATATTTTTTCAACACATAATCCCAGCAAATTGACTTATCAGAGTTGCCAAAAGGAAGTTCATAATCCCTATAGTCTTCCTTTATGTTCTCATAATCATCCACCACTTGATTGTGAGAATGAAATATCATAAAAATATCAAATGTCTCTAATTCGTCCTTAGAATAAAGAGTACCCTCAGCCATCTTATTTGCAGTGTGTACTATGGTTTCACCACTCACAGCTTTATTATAACCTGTTATATTTAAATCATTAACTACATGCGAGAACCATTCATTTCCGGGAAATGCAAAGGATGCTCCAGTAAGTAATATATTTTTACTAATAACAAAATTATTATTAGAATCAGCATGCAAGTCATAAGAAGTACCCTTATATTCTTCATAATCTGTTGGTGAACTACCTTGTTCGATTTGAGCCTTTGTTAAATCTGCTGCAGATTCTATTTCATCACTTTGGATTAAGGCGCGAACAAAATAAGCACCATAACTAACATATTTTATCGTAACAGAACCATACAAATCGCCATCCTCTAATGATAGACTGTGACTAGTTCTTTTTATAAAATTACCATTCCTGTCAAAATAAGCTAAATATAAATTTTTAATATCTTTACTATAAATAGCCATATGAGAGAAAGAGTAATTTACTCCATCTTCAAGAAATAATCTATTGGAAAATACGCCATGTGGATGTTCAACAACCATTCCAGATGACAAGGTATATCCATACATTAAATCATTAGGATTTAATAAGTTTTTCCCTTTAGGTTTCTCTTTAGAAATTAATCGTAGTTGCTGCAAGAAAAAACTATCATTATCATCTAATGCAAATAAGTCCTTTCCTGAAAATTGTTTTATACTTGTTTTGATACCTCCAACCTCTAATTGAATAATATCGGGATTATATTCTACGTTAGCATTCCCTTTTAGAATAAATCTCACGTATGACGTACCTTTTAAAGCTTTAAACTTAAAAGTGCATGCATTATTTTCTTCTTGATTATCAATAGGATGAAAAGACCTGCCGATATAATTATCCATCTGATCAAACATCGCTATATAAATATTATTATTATTAAAAGGATTTATTCCTTGAACAGTATATATACATCCATCTCTAAGATATATTTTATCAGAGGATACCGTGTTTTTTTCAGGGAGCCATACCCCATCACTTAAAGACCATCCATTCAAAACACTATTTACATTTAGTATATTTTGATAAGGTCTGTAGTTTAGAGATGAAAATGTAGAATTGACTAATTCATTGTTTTTTGAAATGTAATCATTTAAATGACTATTTATACTATCAATAACATATTTACGAGTTGCTCCTGCTCCATCTTGAGTTATAATTAAATCATTATACCCATTAGGATTTTCTGATCTTTTAAGATTGATCAAACACAATACCGCATTCTCTTTAAAATCACGACCTAAATAATTATTAGTTGATGGTATAATATCTTTAAAATACCCAATTAAACTATGAGTAGCACCAGATATATTTAGATTTGTACAATTAGGGTATATATATACCCATACACAATCATATAACGGATCATTAATATATTTGTCAAAACTGCCATCACTCAAATAATTAGCCATACTCCCTAAATCAACATATGCTTTACCGGAGAATGACATGGATTTTATATCGTTATTTAATAAATAATTTTTCAGACTAGTCTCTTTCACGTCCGTGCCAATCCACGCCCCCGCCTCATGATCAGCCGTGAACTCGTACAAGAGGCCGCCGTAATTAACGATCTCGCCTTTTACGTAGGGCTTGGTATCGGAGAAGACAGGGTACGTGTCTAGGCCGACCAAAGAGGATACGCCTTTCTGGTTAATCACGGCAACCTCGCTATCTCCGATCGTGCCCACAACACTGGTTGGATTAGAGGGGTATTCCAGATCATTCCAATGTGTGACACCGTCACCTATCTTATAACCTTTACCTCCGTCGATGACGATTCCTATCTCCCCTTCCGAAAGAACAGGGTTAAACTTAGCCCAGTTCGATGCCGTATCTCTTCTTTGTAATACTCTGTCCATATTCCTTAACTAATTTTATCATAATGATATTACTGTCCTTATAAGCTAATCCAAATCTTGTTTCATAATAACATCTGACGTAATATCCAGAGGCATAATCCTTCACATCCTTCATGATTACGTTAAAAGTATTGTCTTTTATGAAATCCTTGCACATCACGGCATTATGCCCCATGTATCCTTCTGGGGCCGGAAAATACGGATACTCTCCTTCCTCCGCTTCTATTAGGTATATTACGTTATACCAGCTAGGTTTTACATTGTCGCTGTATCCTGTCAACCTCACTGTAATATCATCCAAGATAACATCACCCATGTCTATCACAGATAGTTTAGCGTGAAGATCATCATTATCGGTATACAAATCATACTCTGCCGTCCCTGATAGATATGGTCGCACGTTATATAGCTCGATCCCGTTCACGATTTTAGAGGACATTCCCGATAAAAGGTATCTATTCGTATTGCTTCCATCAGAAATATTAATATGATCCCCGTCTTTGACCGCTATAAAGACATCTTGCCCTTGCTCAAAATAGGTCCTATCCCCATATTCAGAAATGACATTCTCGCTATATTCTATTTTAGGCAAAACCGGTATCCTTTGATTTTGGAAACGGTATAATTTAAAGACCCTCTTATCATGAGGATCTATCCCTTTAAGGATTTTCTCAAACCCATCTTTATCGTAAACCGTTTCCATCATATTATATCCTCCTTGCTCCGTAACGACGATATTATAGATGCCATCCTCATCCACATTGACAGAGGAAACAACCTTACAATGCCCGGAAGTCCACAAAATATCACCTATGTTTATTTGCTCGATATCAACATAGGTGATCTCCTCGGCAACCTCCGGAATCTCCGTCGTGGTATAATATATCTTTTGACCAGATATATAAGATCCAAAAGTAGAGCAAACGGTACCATAATAAGAGCCTCTTCTAGTGTCCTGTCCGTAACCTTTACTATATAAAACACTTCCCTTATTCTTTACCGCTGAAAAAAAGGAGGAGAGACCACGGTTATAGTAAATGTCGTTACCAAAATTAAACACGGAGCTATAAGGAAGGCCACTTATAGCCCCACTGTAATATGACAATTCTTGTGAATTACGAGGTATATTACCTTCGGGTTGCCACGTCGTGAAAGTTTTATCTAAAAACGCCCTCATCAATCGATCCTCATAAGTCTTTCCAGATCCTCCCGATCCTCCAGAGACCCAAGAACCCCAACCCGATGTGGTACGATATCGGGAGAACATCTTCCCGCTTGAGGCTATGACTATTTGCACGGTACGGCTTAACTCGGTATACTCCGTCCGGAAATAAGGGAATAATAGAAGTACGCCTCCGTAACTAACTGGTGCGTTTTGAGGAACCGAGCCCGATATCCACGAGTATATCCCGATATGAGAGATCTCATCTAAATTATTATCCGAACTTAAAATTCTTCTGTAAGTGAAAGTATTGTCTACGGTGTTATCCAACATGGATTTTTCCGCAGGCCTGTTCCAATCGCCCCATTCTCCACTACTTTTATATCTGACATACATTCTCCCATAGTAATCGAAGACTTGCTGGACAATTCGTTGTTTTAAGACATCTTTATCTAGGAAATAGGGAAATACGTTCATTAAACCTAAGCCTTGTACCGGGGAATTTAGAGGAATCTCATCATTCACCCATGTATAAATTCCAATTTGAGTACACAAGTCTAAATCATTTGAGCTTTTTAAGTTCACACGATTCAAAAATGTTTCATTAGAAAGCGTTTTCTGGCTAATGGATACATCCTCGCTATCCCCAATTTCTTGTACGATACCTTCTGCCTTCAAATACTCAAGGTCATTCCAACGGTTCACGCCATCACCGATCTTTCTCAATCTGGTATCCGTCTCAAATCCGACCTCACCTTCCATGAGAATAGGGTTCACCTCTCTCCATCTTGTCGACGTATCTCTTCTTAACTGAATTCTTTCCATAGGTAAATAATTTATGAGTTACACCAAATAAGCGTCAGCCCCACCGCAATCGATGGTTCTTGTCCCACCATAATTACTATCAGCCCTACCCCCGTCAAAGATAGAGGCCTTTATCTCGTTAAGTGAGCCTATATCAACGAACTTACTAACATTGTCCTTCCATACGTAAAGATGATATGGGGAGGAAGTTCCTACAGCGTAAGCGTCACCGATATTAGCGGTGGAAGGCAAAGCATCCGCCGTATCCATGAATCCCAACAAATCATACCCATCCCCCTTCTCTCCCTTGGCCCCAGTATTTCCCATAGGGATTCCAAAGTCGAAAATAGCGTCCTTATCCCCACTAACGTTCGTTACCGAAGCCTTGCTACCTGCGGGTAACGTCTTTACCTCACCCACCTTTACGCTTGGGGTTATGTCAATGAGCGGAAAAAGATCATACCATATCTCTTCATCGTAGCTATATTTTACGTATCCACCAGCCAAGCGAAGGTGTGGAACTTGTCCGTTGTCCCCTTTAGGTCCCTGTGCCTTGAAGCCGGTATCAACGCCATCTTGAAACCAATTTCCGTTAGAGCCTATGGTTATGTTACCCCCGACCGGAAGGGCGTCCGTTATCCTAGTCCAAGAGGAGTCTAGACGGAAGAAATCATCAGCGATACAAAGATCATAGGTGAGCTTCTCGGTTATCGTCTCATCGTCAAGGTTCTTGTAAGTGATTATGATACCCTTCCTTCTCATCCAGAAAGGCAATTGTATACGGGTATCCCCCGCCGATCCCATCCAAGGCAAATACACGTTGTTGCATTTCCACAATATGGAATCAAGCCTCTCTTTCGTCCTAGCGTCATATACGGCCTGAATGTATGTCAACGGATAGATCGAGAAACGCTCGTTCTTATCCTTGGCCAGCTTGTCTAGCTGCTGTACGCTATCCCTCTCGTAACCCTCGCAAATATCTTTTCGATCTTCCATGATGTATCGTGCTTTAGTTCGTTATACGTAAAATATGTTGTAGCCGGCGTTAAGTCTCAAGATCAAATCAAGGTCGTTAGCCTTTGACCAATCCTCGCCTTCCTTCTTATAAAGGGCTAGCTTGAATACGCTCGTATTATCCAACTGATCTAATTTGTAGATGTTCCCGGCCAGATAGAAAGGCTTACCTACCCTTATGCGCTGATCGCCGTTCTCCGTAAGATCGATATTCTTACGGCCTTTGTACAATGTCCTTACCTTCGGCTTGTAAACAGAGAATACAAGCTTGAATATCTTTCTGATGATCGTGTATATGAATTGTTCCATGATTTTCAACTTGTTAATTTAAAAGTATAAGTTCGCCGTATTGTTATATAATTTCATACTCTCCTTTATCTTTTTGGAATATTTTCTTTCTTTCCATAAAAGAATTATGTACCGTTTTATACAAACTATCACACATTAACTTGTGCCCATTAATCTTTGGGTGTAATCCATCTATTAAAAATATTTTAGAATTATATATATTCATTCCACAAGAATACATATCGACGATACAAGCGCCTAAGACATTAGACACACTTTTTATACATTCATTAAATTCATACAGACTGTCTCCGTTAGCATTTACAATTGGATACTCATTAGCAGAAGATTGATCATAACCTGTATTAGACACAGGAATTAATAAACATGTAAATATTTTAGCCATTGGATATTTCTTCATTATTTTTGCTAACATTAGAGCATACCCTTCAGAAAAAGTTGATTGAACTCCTTCAGAAGGAATAGTAGACTTGCTATTCCATGTACCAATAGATTTATTTCCTGTAGAACCTCCAAAATCATTTATGCCAACATTGATGATGATTATGTCAGGGTCTCCGTTTTCTCCTAATTTATCTATTCTCGCAGTTGAACAGCAAACACTTCCAGTGGTATCATTACTATTTCCACAAACATGCGACCCACTATAAGAAGAGTTTACCCCCAACGTAGCGTCTGTCGCTTTAATAAAGCGCATCCAGTAAGTATTATTTACATTTTCTAAATTTGCATCATTATAGAATGCAGGATATCCATTAGGTAAATAACCATCATATGTTGATATACTATCTCCAAGTATAGATATCTTTTTCCCTTTTAATGATTTTTCGTTAACCTTTGTTCCATTTATATTTACCCAGTTATAGCCATTCCATAAGCTATATTCAATCCTAGACTTATCAAAACACAGAAGCCCATATTCCCCTTCTAATAAATCATCAGGCAGTCCTCCTTCGCTATCAGAGTATCCTACACTACCAATAGTATTGCCTGCGACATATTTGAAGTTATAATCGTGAGAATTTGAAAAATTACCAAATTTCAACTTGCCATTGCCACCTTCTGGGACAATACATTCATATTTATCCTGTATGCTTAATCCATTATTATTGTTCGTAAGTATCCTAAAACTGGAATTTAAATTACCATTATTGTCTGGTCTTTGTGAAAAGAATAATCTGCCGATTAAATTACCTGATTTTACAAATCTTAATACAAAATCCATATCATCATTATTTACCCCTTTAGCATCTGTATTAAATGTATACCAGTTTTGATAATTATTTTGTGTAAAATAGTTATTAAAAATCCATCCATTTTTTCCTCTTAATGCCAATGAAGATGATCTATTTTGAGAAATTTCCGGGATATCTGGGCTATAATTAAGAACATCACGAGTATATGCATTTCCACTTTTAGAACAAGCTACAAAAGCGTTATCCCAATTGCAATCTTCTGGTTTATCAGATGCTATATAGAAAAATTTAATTATATTGGAAGTTCCTTGATATGAATTACCAACACCCCTACAACCCGAGAATAGATTAGAATAAGCATCATTTAGAAAGAATCCCACACCTCCATTTAATCTTCCGTTTACTATATCTTTAGGACTTTTCATATTATCAATAGGGTAAGTATCATCTGTAATTACTCCAAAATAACTAGACACACCAGCATATTTTGTAAGATATACCCCGATATTACATGTATGAGGAGGTAAGTCGGTAACTTTATCATTATATCCCCATATATGAATACGACTAAACATGTTTGACCCAGCATCAACAAACATTCCGATATGATAATGTGTAATAAATCCATCACTAATAAACACATCTGTGGATCTTACACATAAACCAGAGTACATGGGCATATTATCCACATCTATAGGAGCATTATTTGAGTAAGAGTAATCAAATTTAAAATTAAAGTCTCTTAATACTAGTTCAGCGCAATTTTCTCCTATGTAACAGGATGATTTATGCATATTGCATGTATAAATACCTTCTAAAGAAGTCTTAAAACTATGTATTAAGTATATTCCTCCCACATTTAATCTATTATCATTTTGTATATTAAGATTCTTTATAACACCTCCCCAAAATCCATCATTCCAAGCGGAAGAGGAGAATACACCAATTACATAATCTCCGGAAAAATCTTTATTGGGTTGAAATATACATCCTTTAAAATCAAGACAAAGAGAGAATCCAGTTAAATCAATAGAAGATGACAACCTATATACGCTATTGCTTTCAAAATCAACAACTACACCTCCATAATCAAGAGTTATTGATTTATCAACTCCCTTTAATCGATATAACATATCCATAATAAAAGGAGAATTATCTATGTTTTTTGAACTAACATTAAACCACAAAGCTTTAAATGAACATTCAAAAGATCCAATAAAAGTTATACCATCGAAAATATTATAACATGCTTTAATAATAGTATTATTACCTTGTAATATTCCATTCCTCAAACTCCCCCCTTGGAAATCCAGCACGCAATTCTCCGGCACCTCGATCGTCTGCCCGGCTAGGCAGTAGTCGTACTGGATGATGTAGATGGTGTTCGGTTTTCTCATCATGTGCTGCGTGAGCGTGTTCACGCCGTTCACGTAATGCTTCCGAAGGTACACACGTCCCATGCCGGAGTAATCCTTCGGGGCGTATTCCTTGTCTTTCAGCTTCAATGTCTGGTTATCCGTCACGGTTATATCCTCCTCGTCCGGAAGGTTGGTTATGCTCTTGTTACCGATCAATTGCTTGGTAGCCTCGGAAAGATCGTCCGGATCGACGGAACCGGGCTTCAAGTCCGTTACCTGCTGGTTGGTGATGTCGATTATCTCGTTCCGCAATCCCCTCCGGGTGATATACGTATCACGGATAACGTTACCCTCATGGTCTCTCCAAGCACGGTCTACCGTGATCTCCGGGGTAAGGTCGATGTCCGGCTTGAAACCGGCGGGATGGGCTGATAAAAACGACTCCTTAGGTATGTAATCAAGACGCTTCTCCACCTTATCTAAATCAGAGTTTACCTCCTCGAAATTTTCGGAGGTCTCCTTCTTGAAAGCATCTATATCCTTATTTATATCATCGATAGAATCATGTACCCCATCAAGATCATTCTCCATGCCGATAATCGCTGATTTTATTGTCTTTATATCGACATTTATACGTGATATGGCATCATCTATAACGTCTATCCTCTCCGAGTTCGGGATATCCATTGAATCCTTAATCCATATAGATGATCTTCTGGGTTTACGTAAGATAGCAACCTCATTCAATAATTTCAGATCGCTTCCAAAATGAGTATAAACCCCATTCTTGGCCGCTATATAAAAGATATTGTCAAGCCCAGAAACAGGAGTGGTGTCTGGTAACGCATAACCAGCGAAGACATACCCCCTTCTCTCGAAAAGGCCGATAAAATCCTCTACCATCTGGACTAAATTATCCTCCTTATCCTTTAGTATCCCCCAGCTTTGACGATTCACGTTCCAAAAATGCTGGACACCCAAGATATAAATATAATCCCCGTCCACGCCTCCGTTAGGATACCTACGCATAGCGTCATACACGTTATCGAACTCGCCCAGATTATGAGGATCTGTAGCCAAAGGCATCACGTTGTTATCTTTCTCGCTCATGACTCCACGAATGATTTTCCAATATTAAAAAAAGTCTCGGCCATTTGGGGTTCCCTTCTGGAAACCATAACCAATCCAGCCGTATAATTTATAATGGCCTCCCGAAGAAGGGAATTGAACTCTAACTCTTCGTTGTTATCCCCCGTATATGAAGGAACGGGAAGATAAAGCGCCCTATCTATCCGGTGATCCCTACGGTTATATTTCCCGTTATTCTCAAACCCCACGGTATAATACCGAAGGATCTTACTAGCGGACAAATCCCTTGATAGCACGCAGACAGGACGAATCGGCGTGCCACGGGTATATACGTTATATTGCATCCTAGCCTCCTCCGTATCATCCCCTATAGCGTCAAATACCGGATTACGCCATGATCGCATCTTAAACAAGGTCAGTCTAAGGAAATCTGGTGGAAGCACCACGTATCCGGAACCATCGGTATCGCAATATTGGGCCGCCTCAGGGATTACCAACGGAACGCTATCTAACATCTGTACCGGAGCTATCCTCTCCACGGATCGTACAGCGTCAAGCAGCTTCTCCCTTATAATCTCATTAAGCTCCATATTGTTATCCTCCGAGACTATATACTCTTGCTCAATCCTGTTCTCATCCAAGGTTATCCGCACGGATGTCACCAAATCCTCGACATTATACCTCATATCATCCCATATTAGGAAATACCACCCCGTTTTTCCGGGCTTCCCCCTGAATGCTTTCCGGGGATATAAGCCCGCTTATATCCGAACCGAAAGTTTTCTCTAAATAATCAATAGCCTCTTGAAAGGACCTTATCTCCTCGACCGGGGTCAAATCCTTTGTCCTAGACTTTTTATCTGGAGCGGGATCGGATTCTATCTTTATAAAACGACTCCCATAACAATCCATTGACTCCAACGCCTTGGCCTCATCCTTATCCCTAGGGATATAATAACTCCCGTTCCTTGTCATAGGGATAAAACGAATCCTTCGATATCTATCACGCACCTTAAGATTAAATGACAAAACACTATCTGAGAAATATTTCATGACACAACGATTTAAAGCGGGGAGGCGAATCCCCCCCTATTTTATAAAGAACCTAACTTAACACGGATGTGGGCGTTCGGATATACCAGATAACAGCAACTGGCCTCATTCAAGACCACGGCACTAGTCTTACGTTTCGCTAATTTCTCCATGTCATAAGTCTTTCTGCTAAACATCTCGAAAGTCCTTTTACGGAGGTATTCGGGGTCCATAACAAAGGCCTCGTCTGATTTCATGTTCATATCAAGCAACTCATGGTGCATAGCCAGCAACTTACCGAAATTGCTATCGAAAGAGGTAAATTTAAGCCCCCACTTCTCGAACTCCTTAACGACCTTGAAACGCTCACTCTTCATCTTGGCCAAGGCTGCCAAGAAATCAGATCCGCAGAAAGCGATCTTCGTCTTGTTCCCCGCATCATTACCCGTGAAGATCTCCTTCAAGAAATCAACCATCTCATCGTCCTTGATCACAATCTCATTGGTCGAGTCATCAACGGTTCCCAAAGACTTGTCCTGACCTGCCATCCACCAAATACCACCGGTGAAATAAACATCCATACCCGTTTTCTTGGGATCCTTACTCTTTCCCTTGATACCGAACAGGAATGAGTTCTCCATACCCAAACGCATATCATAGATAGCGTCCTCCTCCATATCGTCAAAGTTCCAGTCAACCTCCTTACTCCACATCTTATTATACGTGGACTCCTCTACCTGCATCATGAATCTCTGGCAAAATTGTTCTTGTGGCGTAGGCAATGAATAGAACTGCCCGGTCTCCACGTCCAATTCCCCTGCGGCACGGCCCATACGAATAAGCACGTCATTCTTTTTAAGGGCTGGAACGATAGAATTCTCTCCTGTCGTATTTCGTTTGCCGTTCACGGCAATCACTTGCGGATATCCCTCGTTCTCGCTCTTGCCCACGACATAAAGCATCAAGTCCTTTACCGTATCCTGAGTCGATCCATCCTCTTTATAGCCCTTGATCCCAGATACCCGGATCGTATCAGTCACGCTAAAGAGAGAAGCATCATTCACAGGCAAGGTTACATAAGATGATCCTGATGCCATCTCGGTCGTATTGGTCTTGACGGAATCCTTGATGGGTCTTGTCGATACACTGTAATATTTCACGACCATGCTGTTGACCCTGCTAATACTCTCTGCGCTCCTCGTGATCTGGTCTATAGGAGTACGCATCGGTCTCATTTTCGTGATACGCTTGTCTATAGCCTTCGCATAATACTCTGGATTATCCGTTTCTTTCGAGATTTGAATGCCATCCGTAGCAGTCGCCCCGCCATTGGCATCCGTGACCGCAATCCCCGGGTTAATATCAGTCACCTCTCCCCCTCCATCCGTGGTTGTCGGTACGGCCATACACATCCCGCATCCGGTAGTGGCTCCTAGCATCACGGCCAAAACGGTCAATACCAAGCCGCCCAAATAATTAAAAAAACTCTTTGATCTCATTTTACTAATTGTTTATGGTTATTAATTATGATTATTGCCAAACACTCTTACGTCCCGTGATCTTGTCTAGTCTGTCAATCGTCGGGTTTCTCTCCTTTTTCGTGGGAGATGTCATCCCCCCGCTGGAACCCAGATCGGGCGGCAACCGATCCACCTTGGTACTCTTTCTCTTGTTTATGTCTATATTGGCGTTACGTCCGGCTATCTCCCCCTCATTACGGGCCTCCTCCTCACGTTTGGCTGCATCCATCATGGACTTGTCATAGTTTGCCGCTTTCATCAGCATCATCCAATCATCCTTGGTGACACCGTTCACCACGATCCGATCCAACAATCCTCCATCGGCGTAAAGGAACTCATAAGCCGCCCTAGCGTCCTCGTCACTGAATTTACCTTCCGACTGGGCTTCCTCCAGACCTTGGATCATCAATCTCAGGTTATCCTCCGCCTGCTTTTGCAGTTCCTTGTCTCTCGTCTGCCTCTCCATATACTTGGAAAAAGCCTCTGAGAATTTGTTCTTTCCCTCCTCGCTTTCCAAGGCGGCCTTAAAATCATCCCCGTAATTCTCGATAAGATATTCCACGGGATTACCGCCCTTGCGCATCACCATCAAGAAGCCGGCGCTCCTAGGGTCAGAGGCCAACAAGTCCCCTAGTTCCCTCTGCGCTTTATCACCTCTATCAAACCTATCAAATTCGTCGTTCAATCTTCCATAAAACTCATCCTCGTTCTCCACGTCCAAATCTGGATAACGTCCCCTAATACTCTCCAAGAACATATCTCTTTTAGACGTAACAGGCTTATTGTCAATATCATTTTCTGGCATACATTGTTTTTTTAAATTATTCTATACGCAAATATGATAACGATACAAGCCCCCATAACGATAAATCTTACCCGGCAAAGCAGAAATTCGTAACTTTGGTAAAAACAGGTATGATATGAGGAAGAACGGAAGCGTATTCTCCATGATGCGGGAAAGAAACCTTGACCTCCTTAGGGCGTACAGGGAAGCCTTGAACAGGAACATGAGATCAGACAAGGACCTTGTCTATATGGACCTACTTACCGAGACCGTAGCGTCGCAAGCCTCCAGATACTGGGTATCCGTGGAAAGGGCCTCGTCCGTCATATACCAGATGAACAAGGGGGCCATGCCAAAAGGGATGAAGGACAACGCCAAGGTATTCTACAAGTCCTTATTCGAGAAATTCGTCTCGTACCGATCGGATCACCCCAAAATGCCCATAAAGCATATCGTATCCATCATAATAGAGAGTCCCGCCCCATGTTTCGTACTTACGCCCGAGAGCGCCAAGGCCATCATATCTAAAATGAGAAAGGAATGTTACGAGCAAACCATGCGACGATTGCGGCACTGTTTCTGATATACGTGTTACCGCTAGACCCACTAGGTTTCGCCTCCGGGCCGTCATACCCCTTCTGGACGAGGCTGTCATACATGTTCTTCCACGTGAACATATGGCATCTGATCGGGAACTCATACGCCCTGAAGGTAATGCGAATTGGCAAGAGGGAGATCGCACGGTCCTATATCATGGCCGTCCTCGCCTCGTTCTTCTCCACGTCCCCCGTCATCGGGGCGAGCGCCATGATATTCGCCACGTGGGGCGAGCGACTAGCCTCGGCCAAATGGAGAGACCGGGCGATATGGGCGAGCAGTCTTGTCATATCATACGTCATTCCCGGCATAAGCTGGGAGATACATCTAGCGTCATCGCTGATTGGGTTTTGCTGGATAAAGCTATATAATTTATATCATGACTATAGATTGGTTAGTAGAGGAGAATAACAGGAGGAACGACGAGATGCACGCCCATTTCGACCCTATCAAGGGAGAGAACTCGCCCGGGACAAGAGAGATGGTCGAGATATCCGACATGTACCCATACAAGATGCTCCTGCCAGTCAGCATGCTATCAAACAAGCTAGTTAAAAGAATAATAAGGTATAAATCCATAAGGGCCTTTTGCAAGGTCACCTTCAAGAGGTATGACGAGGAACTTCATGAGAAGGTCGTACGACAGTTCATAAAAGTAAGGAACAAGCATGACTTCCCTTTCTGGGCTTACTCTTTCTGCGAGATAAAGAACAAGGAGGGAGGCAAGAACATCCATTTCAAGCTCAACTATCCACAACGCCTGCTGCTATCCGTGATGGAGAATATGAGATTGGCGGGACTACCCATAAGGATCATCCTGCTAAAGGCCCGGCAATGGGGAGGTTCCACGTTGGTACAGCTATATATAGCGTGGATACAACTATGCCATAAAGAGGCGTGGTACTCCACCATCGTAGCGCAAGACGCATCCACGTCAAGGAAAATCAAGGCCATGTATAGCAAGATGCTGGAGAAATACCCCACATGGCTATTGGACCTGCCGGATAACGTCACGCTGGGATTCACGCCTTACGAGGGATCGCAATTGGACAGTATCATAACGTATGGGAAAGGGAGCAACGTGGAGAAGGCAAGGGACACGGTCATAACCATAGGCACCTATAACAGCCCAAACTCGGGACGGGGCGGTGACATGAGCTGCGTACATTATTCCGAGGTGGGATTATGGGATGACACGGACGGGAAAACCCCGGAAGATATAATAAGGAGCATATCCTCATCCTTGCTATTGGCCCCGCTTACCGTGGAGGTCATAGAATCCACCGCTAACGGTATGGGAAATTTCTTTTACCGGTCATGTGTCGCGGCCAAGAAAGGCAAAAGCAACAGGAGGTTCGTATTCGTCCCATGGTTCAAGATCGAGAGATACGAGCTACCCGTGAAGGACAAGAGGGCATTCGCCAAATGGCTTCTTGACAACAAGGAGAACGACAATCCTCCGGATGGATGCCTAGACCCCGGGAAATATTACTGGAGACTATGGAAGCTGGGGGCTTCCTTTGAGGCTATAAACTGGTATTTAGTCAAGCGGAAGGATTTCATGGAGCACGCGGACATGGCGGCGGAGTTTCCCAGCGATGACGTGGAGGCGTTCAAGAACTCCGGCAACATGGTATTCAGCGTATATCATATAGACAAGCTGAAGGAGGGATGCAAGCCCCCCAAGTATGTCGGGGAAATATCGGGCAAGTCCGTTAAAGGGAAGAGCGCCTTGACAGAGCTGTCATTCAAGGAGGATCATAACGGGTCGCTCAAGGTATGGTCGTTGCCAGACGATCAGGCGAACGTCAAGAATCGTTACCTCGTGATCGTGGATATAGGGGGCCGTGGAAAGAAATCCGATTTCTCGGACATCTTGGTGATAGACCGCTATTGGATGATGTTTGGCGGGAAGCCGGAGGTAGTGGCCGAATGGCACGGACACATAGACCATGACCTGTTAGCATGGAAATCCGCCCAGATCGCCAAGTTTTTCGGGAACGCCCTGTTAGTCATAGAGAGCAATACCATAGAGACCAAGGACAACGATACGGACGGAGACCAGTCCGAGTTGATATTCAACCAGATCGGGGACGCTTACGACAACCTGTACGCACGTAAGGCGAGCGAGGCCAAGATACGGGCCGGAAAACTGACGGAATGGGGATTCCACACGAACCGGAACACCAAGCCAATGATCATATCCTATCTCGTGGCATGCCTCCGAGAACAGTCATATATCGAGCGGGATATAGACACGCTGGATGAGATGTCCACGTACGAGAAGAAAGCCAACGGATCGTTCGGGGCCGTGGAAGGCAAGCACGACGACAAGGTCATGACTAGGGCTATAGGACTTTATATATGTTATTGCGACATGGATCTGCCGTCCATCCCCAAGGATAAGTCCCCCGGCGTAAGGCCCCATGGTCCTATCAGCGAGGCTACCATATGACAACCGACAAGTTTTATCGTTACGATTGAACGCCAAGTCCCCATATTCGTCAGAAAAAAGAATCCATGACTAGATTGATCCCTAAATCGAGGATATCACCTATAGACACCGTCAAATACGAGAGACGAAACATGACGGACGGGCGGAACATGCCATTGGTATACCAATGCGCTAGGGCATGGGACAAGCTCGACAAGTTCAGGAAAGAGAGGGACAGGAACAAGAGATATATGTACGGCGACCAATGGGGGGACCTGATCGAGTATTGTGGCCGGATGATCCCGGAGGAGGAATATATAAGGATGCAGGGGAATATCCCCATGACCAACAACCTTATCCGAAGATTGGCTAGGACCGTCATCGGCGTTTATCGGAACCAGAACAAGACACCCGTGTGCGTGGCGAGGGATCGTGACGAGCAAACGCTGGGAGAGACCATGAGCACCATGCTCGAGTACAACAACAAGATCAACGACATCAAGGAGCTGAACGCAAGGATGTTCGAGGAGTTCCTCATAAGCGGCCTATCCATACAGAAAGAGACCTACGCCCAAAGGGAGAACCGAAGGGAATGCTGGACTGACAACGTCAACCCGAACCTGTTCTTCGTGGACGGCCCCATGAACGATCCCAGACATACCGACATCGAGATGATCGGAGAGATCCATGACGTGACCTTCGGGCAACTCGCCAGCGTATTCGCCAAGGATGACAGGGATTATGAAAGGCTGCAAGATATATACAAGAACGCCCGTGACAAGGACTATATCGCCAAGTTCAACGACACGTTCAAGGGCAACAATTATGACCTTAACGGGTTTATGGCCCCGCAAGACCCCCGCTTATGCCGTGTGATAGAACTATGGACGCTCGAGAGAAGAAAGGCGTTCTGGTGCCACGACTGGCTGAAGGGCGACGCTTACGTGGACAGTTACTCGAACAAGGGGAACATAGACGCTGAGAACGAGGACCGGCTGGAGGATAACAGGATCAAGGACGAGCTGGGGAATTACGTGCTGGACGAGCTGGGACAACCCACGCTATACATGCCAGAGAGCGAGGTCCCGCTCATAGAGTACGAGTACATGATACAAAGCTACTGGTACTACCGTTATCTTTCACCGTTCGGGGATATACTTGACGAGGGAGAAAGCCCTTATAGCCACGGGAGCCACCCTTACACGATGAAGGCATATCCTTTCGTTGACGGGGAGATACACTCGTTCGTCAGCGACATCATCGACCAGCAAAGGTATATCAACCATTATATCATCCTGAACGATTTCGTGACGAAAGCGAGCGCCAAGGGAGTGCTGGTGGTAGACGAGGCCTCCGTTCCCGATGACATGAGCATAGAGGATATAGCGGACGAGTGGACGAAGTTCAACGGCGTGATCAAGCTGAAACTCAAATCGGGGGCACAGGTCCCCCAGCAGATGATGAACCGGAGCGTGCCGGCAGGGTTGGGAGACATGATAAAATTACAGATGTCCATGATGGAGGACGTATCCGGGGTACAAGGGGCCATGCAGGGGAAACAGCCCACGAGCGGGACAAGCGGAGCCTTATACCAGCAACAAGCGTCCAACGCCAGCAACAGCATCGTGGACTTGCTGGAATCGTTCGCCAGCTTCATCATATCGGGCATGTACAAGAAGTGCAAGAACATCCAGCAATTCTACGACGATAAAAAAATAATAAGGATCGTTGGAAGGAACGGCTATGTCCAATGGGACCCGGAGACCATGGGAGGCGTGGAATTCGACATATCCATATCAGAGAGCTACGACACTCCGGTATACAGGGCGTTATCCAACGAGTTGCTATTGCAGTTGCTGAACGCCAAGCAGATATCTATCGAGCAAATGCTCGAGGTGGGAAATTTCCCGTTCGCCGATCAGTTATTGCAATTGATCCAGTCGCAGAAGGAACAATTAGCCGCTCAGCAACAACAAATGATAGCCGGCCAAGGCATCGACGCTATCAATCAACAATTATAAATACCAACATTAAAAAAAGGAGGTTAAAATGTCAAAAGTAAGCAAGGTTAGAAGCGAGCTGGAAATCTTCAAGGATTTATTCAAGAACGGCATGCAGCCCAAGATCGATAATCTGGAAAGTTCCGCCGCCTTAACGGACGTGGTAAACAAGGTTAACAGCATCCTAGCAACCTTGAGAGCCGCGGGTATCATAGCTTCCGAGTAAGCCTGATACAAGAAAGGGGTTGGCAAATAAATGTCACCCCCTTTCTATTTTACTTAATCATATAAGACCTTTCGCCTGTAACACGTAATTCAACCATGACCTCCTCTTTAACGCCCTCTCCTTGGCCGATATGGGATTTTTACCGTTGGCGTATGGCGTATAATAAAAACATTCCCGGTTGAAATCGTCTATCCGTACAGAATGGGCGAAGTAACCGTCCGTCCTGTATTTACGTACCTCCGATCGGTTGCAAGTTATCAACCTATGATCGTAATTAGGGATCACGTAATAGCGCACGTTACGTCTCGAGTATTTCTCCTTGGCCTCCTTTATGGCGTATCGGAGTTGGATGTCCGCCCTCAAGAGGACGAACCATATACGGATTTGCTTGAGTATATTTGCCATATTCTATCTATTTTTTCTAAACATCATCAAGCAACCCCTTTCTCTCTGATCATATTGGAGATAATATTGTAGATATACTCAATAAAACGATGCTTCTCCGCTATATCCAAATTAGACTCTCCATTTTTCTTCTTATAGCTACGAATAGATATATGATATAGATAGTACAATTGATCGTATATCTTGCGCCAAACATCTTGTTGTTTCACATTCTGGGCGGAAGAGTATCTATTAACCATCTGTCTGATCTTATCTCTTAAACTCATTTCCGGAATCTTTTCCGTTGAAACAGGAATAGCCAAAAGGAGTTTTCCATTTTCTTCTCGTTCTTGTTCTATCGCTTCTATTCGTTTTTCCACATTGGATATCCTGTTCTCATATTCCAAGTTGATGTTAGCTTGCATGGCAAACATCTGTGCGGATGAAAGAGGTTTGCTTTGCTCTTTCAACGCTTTCTCCATTTCTTCGAAAGCGTCATAAAAATCATTCTTAAACCTTAGAGCCTTAATCCCGTTATATCCCATAACAAGGATAGAGAATCCTTTTCTATTCATAATGTATACAGGATTGCTTTTCCCGGTAGAATCCTCATAAGTGTTTGATACAAAAGCTAAACGCATTTTTGCGTTCAGTTCTTCATCAGAGGATTTTAGTAAATTTTCGATTGAGCGAATTACATCCGCATGTCTTTTCCCAAACTTCTCCGCCACTAGCAAGCTATTAGTAACAACTTGCCCATTATTGCCTTTAAATACTAAACTATCCATATTATTAAGTTTTTAGCTATTAAAAATATTCTATATTGCTTGATTTACGCCCCATGTTTGCGGATGGAAGGGAGAACCTCTCCGCATACCCAGTCTTGGAATTGTTCGGCTTGCGGCTTGTCGGATCGCATGATTACCTTGTAGAGGTTCTTTTCGTTAATAAAAACAAGTTGTTGGATAACCTCTGCCCCGTGTTGGTTATATGTTGGGGTATCGGTTAAAACTACACCCCTCTGATCCAATCTTGATTTACAATCACTGACATTTTTTATTTCCAAAACCCGGCAAACATCCGCAAGGCAAAATAAAGGATTCTCACTTGTTCCGGCTACTCTCACTTCACCGAAACGATCGTTCTCAAAAATTTTAATTGCTTCCATATCTTAAAATTTTAATTGTTCGAAATATTTTCTCCCGCAATTTTAGCCATAAGATCAAAACGACTTTGTTATTTTGATTACCTCGTGCGTCCTCCATGAAAAAAGTCGCCCCACACGGCGCAGCGACTCACCATGCAGGGCATTTGACTTCAATATCCTATGTCCGGTCGCTGTCGGACAAGGCAAATATCGGGATACAGGAACGACCGGGAACGATAAATCTTACCCGACGTTAACGACACCGCACGTTATTTACGCTTTAATTCATACTTTAGCGGAAAAGTAACGAGCATGGCGAAGAAGATCATAATACGAAAACCGTTGGACAGGTGGGGCAACCAGATATCATACGTAACCACCTCATCCTCCGTATATGACAAGGAAGGAAACAATCTCGACCAGCTATTGGCAAAGATAGATACGGAATACGTGAGGAAAACATCCATAACCCAAGAGCTGGGGGAATCTGAAGATCTGGTGATGGGGCAAAAAGGGATCACTATGGAGATCAACAGGATAGACCAAAGCGTGGTCGAAATGGGATCGTCTATCTCATCGCTAGGGATCTCCCTGAAAGACTTAGAGGAAAGGGTCTCCACGCTTGAAAATACATCTGCCACATAAACAAAAAATAAGCAATCTCTCGTTTAAATAAACAAAAATCGTATATTCGCGTTGTCACCGATATAGAATATAAGACGTGACACACATTGTGGCGTTAAAGATATCGTCTCCTATAAAGACCTAAATTCCCCAAATTTATAAACATAACAGGGAGCCGATAGCAACAATACGCCCACGTTATTTGTATATATAATCTATATATAAGACGTGGGCCGTTGCTTACTACCTGTTATGTTGGCGTGGGGACGCCGGGTCTTGGTAGTTGTGACGGTGCCACGTTTTTTCATGTGTATATGTTATATATTTATAACCCCTTATGGCTCTCATCCGTGATGGACTGGAGTCATTACTTAAAGATATTACACTAGGTTGTATTCATAAAATAACTTTATCAAAGTCATACCGCTCTTTCGTGAGAACCAGAGGTATATTTATGCCAATTGGCATAAAATATAGTTTGAATAAATATTTCCAGCTTCCCTTGGGTGGTATTGGGAAGCATTTTAATACGGATATACCCACCGTTGCTATTCCGGGAGGATCGGCAATGATGATTAAGTATGTCTTTGTTTAGATATGGATTTAGATATTATAACGTTCCTGTTCGTGAGAATCGGATCGTTTAAGGTTGTCTGAAAACCATTCATATAGATTATGTTAAATAATAAAAACTCCCTTGCCCGTGAGGATTTGGGGAGTTTTTTATTTCAGGTGCCTCAAAACGATCAATAGCGTCCTCCCATAGGAGATATACTTCGTTGGAAGGAAAATACTACTGGAAAAGCTATGGCCTATATTTAAAAGCTCTTCTAAAGCCTGCATTTACCGCCTCTTCAACAGTCCAAGCGTAAAATTCACCGGGAGATTTTATCTCCGTCCTATAATACTGTTGATCAAAAGGAAGATGATATATTTTTTCACCATTATTTCCTATATTGCATTTAATCATTGGATAATCTCCTTTTTTGCACAATACGGAAACAACGCCAAGTTTTTCGGCAAAAATAGATGCCGTCTCAGATAAGGGTACCGTAGAATATATTACAGGTACAATCCTTGTGAATAACTCTAACTTATGATTGATCTGATACTCCATTGCTGTCCCAAAAGTCTGACATACTACATTCTCATGGATTTCCTTGTCTTTTATAGATGAATAATTCTTACATTGTATAATGTAAACGTTATTGTTTCCATACGAATCTGTCTTATGAGCTATAATATCACGTCCAAGGTCTTTTACTCCTTTCAAACTTCCATGAGGAATCGTCTTATATCCATTTTCTCTTAGAACATATTCAACGTACATCTCGTATTCTATACCTATAACCCAATTAGATTTATTTTTTTTCTTGTATCTATCTAAGGCCAATTGATTTCTTGTGTCAGTATCCATTTTATCCCACTCTTCCTTACTCAAAAAATCTGCAGATCTATCCCTTTTCTCTTGAAAGTCTGTATAATCATCCATTTCAGATAGTGAACAAAGAGCTTCATCATCATCCACGTACTTTGAAAGCTCAGGAAACACGTTCAAGATGAATTCATATTTATATTTCATCTCATTATATGACTTAACATAATTCTTTGCCTTCTTCTTCATTTCTCTTAATGTTTCAGCGGCACTTATCGCTGGATGATCTTTATGCTCCAAATAATAAATAGAGTCTTTAAATATATACATTTTCATATCAGAGCTTAATGAGGCTGATAACGAGAAAGGTTTTTCAGAAAGCAGTATTCTCTCCATCCTTCTTTCGCATTCTTCTAAAAATACTTTTTTCTCATGATATTTACTTTCAAGATCCACGGCTCTTGACCTATAGGATTTCTCCAACTCATCCGTTCTATTATTATATGCTTTCTCTAGGTCTCTTACTTTTATCTCATAATTATATCCTAAGTCTGTCTCTATCTTCTTATTTTTTCTCTCCAATTCATTAGATTTTAATAGCATAGACGTTATTAGTGATCTTTTTTGGGAATCCACTTCCGATCTTATATTTGTAATTTTATTTTCATATCTTTCCCTCAAATATTCCACCTCCTCAGATTTCTTTATCAACAACCAACCCAAAAAGTGAGACAAAACGATCAATAAGAAAACAGATAGTTTAAAAAGTGGCGCGCAGTCACCTTCCTCATATTTACTTATAACATCTACATTTACATAAACGAAACACATAATCCCACCTATCCCATACAGAAATATAAAAGACCAAGGATTGTACAAGACAAAATGAATCACATCCAATATATCTTTCACGAGTTCTTTCCTGTTCATGTCATATTAGATTTATTGAAACAAATATAGGAATATCGTACATAAAAACAAAGAGAGGCAACCCACAATAAGATTGCCTCTACCCAATTTATTTATTCACGAATCTTTCCATCGCCTCCTTGTCGATGGAAAGTTCCCTGATCCTACGGATCTCTTTCTCCTTTTCCTTCCTTTCCTTATCTTGAGCCTTTTGCTCCGATGTCATGTTATCCTCAACGTAGTTCCTCTTGATCTTATTCAACTTACTCCTTGTCAGTATATCCGTGCCGGGCACCCAATACTCCCACTTGTTACTCATTGGCGTATATCTATAAGCCCTAGACACCTTCTCCGCATAATCAAGAAACGGCTCATTCTTGTACATCTCCCTAGCGACCTTTACCCGTTGGCTCTTTGGGGTATTCAACAGGAACATAATATCCTGCAAAAGATAACCTTCCTTTCCTTGGTTACGGATCAATCCTTCCATACCTAAATAAATGTTACCCCATCGCTCCATATCGAATCCTACCAACTTAGAGCCATTGGATAACACATCCATGGCAAGCAAGGGATCCATGCCTATATCATCTATAGAACTACCTATATTATTATATGCCCTTTGCAGCTCGTCCAAAAACAGCACGGGATTAATATCATACCCATCCACGAGATTATTTATGATATTACCAGCGGGCACACCTTTTACGGGAGTCGTTACGAATTTCACGATATCCTTGTATTTTTCATCCTCGTCATCATCACCGGCGAAGAACCCGAAAAACCCGGAACTGCCCAAGTCCCATAGCATATTCATTCCCCAACCAAACAGCAAGAAATGGAATAATTGCTTTCTAGCCCCATTAAGAAGCAGGCTTTGGGCTTTTTGGTTAGCCGTATCATCATCCATACCCTCCGCCTTGAAACGCTCTGCGTAATTCGACCTCAGCTTAGACCAATCCTTCAAACTCGCCAAATCATAAAGGCTCAACATGACCCTTCTTACATATCCTATATTAGAGTTTTGGTAAGTGGTCAGCATCCTGTTAATGATCGTACGGCTCCGTTGCATGGGAGACAAGAACGTCTCGACCCCGGATTGCTGTGTCTGGTTAAAGAATATCTCAGCGTCAACCAACGCCTGTCTCTTAGCCTCATCATCCGATAACCGCTCGTATCCCTTCCTCAACTTATCATATGTATAATCATATACGGATTTAGCTCCTACAGATATAGTGAAAGCGTCGATCATCTTGTTAGGTACCATGCCTATCTTCAAATAAGACTCTATTATCTTACCGAGGTTATCCCCATCGTCCCTTAACTTCTCATCCCCCAGATTGCCATCTTTCACACGCTCATAAAACATGGGCATATTCTCCATCGCCCATTTATAGGGTCTACCCGTAAAACCAAGACCTATATTCTTAGTGAATGCTACCATGAATTTAGGGCTTTGAGAATATCCCAAGAAAGCGGGTAACGATAATATCTGTTTCGCCGCCGTCATAAGCCCGAAAGATATATTCGCCCCGACAAGCCCACGATTAACCTTTGCGAAGAACTCGTCCGCATATTTATCCGGATCCGGATGGTAGGAATGCGAGGCCAATGCCGCCGCATCAACGAAATCAACATAATGCCCATTGACATTAGAGTTCACCTTGTTCCTGAAAGTCGGGCTACTCAACAGCCAACTCAAGTCCCTACGGACTCGGGCGAAAGCGTACCACTCCTCCATGTCCCGTACATGGCTTATAACAGCCTCGATCCCGTTCGTGGACAAATCTATAGGCTTGGAATTGACCGTTCTTTTTATCAAGCTGTTTGCCTTTTCCTCCAATGTCTTCTTGCCTTTCCTAACCTCCTCCAAGTCTACCTCGTTCATTACGGCGTTCTTGTTTATCCTTAACGGGGCATAATTTGGGATGTTGGCCATGGAAGTCCCATACATATCGACATACCTCTCATTGTATCTATCCCTCAAGTTTACCAACAGATCATCTTGTATCCAATCCGCAAAAGCCTTATAATTCTCACCGATGAAATCCTCAATTTCTAGCAAGGAATCATCCGTGAAACCTTGTTGCTCCAATTTCATCCGTCCATCATCCATCTTCCATACCATATAAACATACATGGCCTCACCTTTTGTCATAGGTATCTCTATCTTACGACCATACTCACCTTCCGTGTCGGTGTTGATTATATAAACTCCAGATTTCTCAACACATTTATTGCTATCAGACAATACGCTGTCAGCGTCCTCATTGAATATCTCATTCACTTTATTGGCAAATGTCTTTCGGAACCGATCACGATTCTTCGCTAACTCATTTTCTGCCGCTATGGTTCCTTCCTGCCCTTTTACGAATCGTTGATAGATATAACCATCACCATTCAAGAACTTTCGTCCTACTCTTTGCGCCATATAATCAAAACTACCAAGAGGGGATGACGCAAACTTCTTAAACCAATTCATCTTACCTAAGTCCTTATTATTTATGTCAACAGGTTTATCCGCCACATCCTCAATGGAATTACGAACGATATCTATTCTGCGATAGGTCTCCTCTTCTGTTTTACGAGATAAGGCGGCACGTCCACCTTCGACAAGATCATTTAGTAAGGATTCAATATTGTCCAACACCTCTAGTCGGGAGCGAAGAGTTTCATTTAGCAATCGTTTTTCCGCACGTATGCGCCTTTTATTCTCATTATATCCAGCTTTCATATTCTTACGGGCCTCCTTTTGCTCCGTAGGATTCTCCATTGATCTGATTCGATTCATTTGTGCGGCATAGAAACTTGAATTATTACGGACTTTTTCCATAATATCCCGATTTATGCTATTAACAGCTCCCTCATAGTTCCTAGCGTCAAGAGAAATCCCTAATATATCCAAGGCCATCTTTCTCTCACTATCCTCTATAGACCATACGGCTTTCCCCTCAGCCGCCTCATTGAGCTTATCCTCCAATTCCTTCCTCATATGCTCCAGCTCGCCCATGAGATCATTGGCCTTGGCATTCCGTACATCCTCAGCCATATTTTTCAACTCGGATATCCGCACCTTATTATCCTCCATCTCTTTCTTGAATGACACGATGTCTTCCGAGGCCGATCTCCTGTCATCCCCCGAAAGACCGGTATCTTCTGTCATCCTTCCTCTCGCCTCTATCAATGTGGTCAGTTCCCGATTTCTCCTCCGCAAGTCCTTCATTTCTTGTTCATATCCAGATATCTTTATATCAGACAAACTTCCTCTTATAAAATCGAATACTCTACGTGTACTATCATCAACATTCTTCGCTATAGACATATTCTTTCCATTTACATCCTGCGTTTTTAATGCCAACAAACGGTCGATACGTCTTTGAGTGGAACGTATCCTTATCTCGTTAGATATACGATCCACCTCCAGCATTTTATCTTCCATATCTGCCTTTGTCTTCGCACCCTTGACCTGTTTTAACAAAGAGAGCAAATCTTCCTTGTTTATATTACTGGCATCCTTACTGTCTATCCGGGATTGGATCTCATTGATAAGCTCATTCTTCAACGCTTCTGACAATTGAGAATCACTATGTAATTCATCTATTTTATCTTTAAGACGATCAACTTTTTTGTTTAGACGATAGTTCTTTTTTTTAAGATCATTGATATCCTCTTTTTCCTCTTCCCTAAACCGAACAGAAAAATCCCCGATACCCAAATCATTCCTCATTACCGTATCCTCAGCCACATCCATCAAATTTCCTTGCTCCAAGTTCTTATAGCTTCTCCAGAGAATATAACGGAGGTCATTATCCGATAACTTGAAATCAAGGCTAATACCGGCCTTTCTCAACATATCAAGAAAAGAGTCCTTGATCTTTTCCCATAACGAACGCTCGGCCTTGTTATCGAAACCACGTTCCGCTAATTCAGCGAGGTATTCCTCTGTAGCCTCACGCAAGTTAAGAGGATTGCCTTTAGTCCGGTCAATGATATTTTTCCGGATATCCTCGTTGGCGTTCCGATACACGTTATCAAGGAAAGTATCGAAATCATCCCCGAATAGCTCACGTAACCCATGATGCCCTACCACCTCATGGAGGAAAGTCCTTTGAGCGTCACCTACGGACGTGGAATTAGGTGATACTATGACTATCTCCCCGGTAGAAGTATCATACCAGCCTTTGGAATCTCTCTTACGGGCCAACATATTCTCATCCGTATCGGTTATATCGTCCACGTCATGGATTACCCTGACAGGGGTATTAAGCTTGTTTGACCAATCGTTGATTGAGGATTCAATAGTTTCAGCATTATTTAAATTAGCAGCGCCTTTATCACCTATAGAACGAAAACGAACGCCATCAATTTCTGAGGCCTGCTTAACAGCCTCATTTCTCGATATCTCATCATCGGCTTTATAAGTGAATATTTTCAAACCCGCATCGTATATCGCCTTACGAATGTCACCATCTACGTTATCCGGGACTACAGCGGCAGCAAATTCCTCCAAATATACAGGACGTTCAAACTTAGTCTCGAAGTACATTGCCGGATATTCATTCCTTATGGCATCCACCATCTCATTCAGCGTCTTCACATCCTCATCAGAAAAATCTATCCCATATTCTTCCTTTATATATTTTTGAGGGTCTTTGCTTCGTGCCGCTTCCGCCAACCTGTATAGACCGTAGTCGTCATATCCTTTGGCATCCGGTTGCAATTTTTCTCCTAACTCATGAAATACCTTAGACCATTTATCCCTGAAAGCGTCAACGTCAGCATGATCCGTAGTCAGCTTCCCTTTATCCTTGCGTATATCTTTCAGTGAGCCTTTAGCATCCAGCAAACTCGCAGCGAAATTTTGGAACGACGCACCTATTCCGACAGACGCGCTTCTTCCTTGCTTCTTCATAAACTTGGATACGTTCTCCAAGGTGTTAGGAATGTACTTTCTTATACCGGAAGGAGTAAATCCGTTAAAAATAATTTCTTTTATCCCGTACCTTTCATTCAATTTATCGAGCCACTTGTTAAAATCGCCTCGCATTCCATTTTCTTCTATGAAATTCCATGAATCGCGCATTGTTCCGTGAGCATCAACCTTGTCGGAATTGCTTATGTCATCACGTACTGATTTCATGAAGCTTTCTACCGCAGAGTAATCAAACCCATACTTATCGATTCGTTCAAGATCCGTCTTACGTTTCTCGTAGAGGATTGATCTTGGATTCATTTTACCTATAGCTTCTTCAAGCTTGGCTCTACGAAGTTTTATCGCCTCATTGTAACCTTCCGTACTAAATCCTTTATATTCCATATAGGCATCTTTCAGACGGGACAATTGCTTGTCAGACAAACCACTCATGGAGAACGATCCATTTGTGGCATCTTCAACTTCGGTTCTTGTTTTCTCCGGATATGAAGGCTTTGTACGGGCTATTTCCGGAGCTTTACCTTGCTCATATAAATACATATAAGCAAGACTATCCTCGCCTCTTCCATCCATATAGCTGTCCATCCCACTTTTGGTTGTCGACCGCATTTCCTCTGGAAGTTTTTGCAAGTCTTTTGAAAATGCGTCACTGCCTTTCCCTGAAAACTGCCTCTCTATAGTTGGATAAATGGGTGTCCATGCGTCTTGACTCCAAGTACCAGCATTTTTTCCAGTACGTTTCTCAATCATGGAAGAGGGAAGTACAAGCGATATGGAACCATAGCCAGTATGCGATTGTCTGGATATGTCTATAACGGCCGCACTCGGATTGGCGAAGCCTCCTTGTCTCAATGCTTTTCGAAGTTTTTCTTCACTGATATTATGTAACCCAACCAAGGACTTTTCGCCATTCTTATCTTTTACTTCTCGGAAACGAATACCACTATCCGGCCTTATCTCCTCAAAAGTGGGCTTTACCCTTATAACATGTTCACCCTCCCCTCGCTTATTAACTAGTTTACCGTTCTCATCTTTCACCAAGGTCAATGGATCGGTATAGTTAAACCGCCTTACGATCTCATAAACACCATCATCACCAATATTAGAAATCTCATAGATAGAGTTGTTTACCCTTGCCTCTTTCAATCCACTCTCCAGAAACGCTTTTATATGCTTCCGCTCTGCGGAGGTTATATAATCGTCTTTATCAACCAAAGACAATTTCTTTACTTTTCGGGGGGCAATATCTTCCTCCCGTTTAATTCCTTTATATTCAGAGAACGGTTTGGTCTTCCGGATTGAAGAATCAATCCATTTCTTGAACTCATCCAACGCTACCCCGGTAATGTTGCCTAACCCTTGCCAACCTTCCCCATAGTTTGACAAGTAAGCGGACCTTGCGTCTTCCAAGGAAGAGAATCCCATCATAACCTTATGCTCATCGAATGAGCCATCAGTATTCACCTGATCCACGACATACACCATGTCACTATTCATATCCGGACCTAGGAATACGTCTATATGATCACCATCCACACTTTCAGTGCCTCGAATGTAACCGTAAGTGTTGTTCATGGTAACAGACCACTCTTTTCCATTAGCATCCTTACCGGAACGGACGGAACCGGCGGGCTGTTCTATGGTGACATCGAAACCGTTTATCTTTATATGGCCTTTCTTGTAATTCCCGGCCTCTTTCTGCGCCTCGGAAGGGTTAGTATTAACCTTTAGCTCCTCATCGTGCAATCTCTTAGCCTCAACTATGCGCTCGGCATAGTCCAATGGGTTCTCACTCTCCTTTGGGGAAGGGGCGACAAAAGGAACTAGTCCCCTTGATGAGCCTTCTTGTGTAGCTCCATCCGTGCGATCAATGTCGGGGCCAGCCGATTCTCTTCCCTCAACCTCTCCAGTTCCCCCGGTCTGATCAAGTTGTTCTCTTGGCAGTACCTCGCCGCCTCCCTCGCGTAAGCCATCGCCTCCGCTTTCGTCATTTCCTTCAATGTTTTCATTTTCTATCGGTTTATTTTGCGCTAAGATAGCGTCTATTTCATTTTGTTCGTCAATTATGGCCTGTATTTCATCCACGATTTGCGAATCAAGCTCGCCTCGCTCCTCATCAGTCAATTGTTTCTCCGAGAAATCACGTACCATGCTTTCCTCATACGCCTCGTATTCTTCCGGGGACATATGATAATTCTCCTCGCACCACTCAGCGTAAGCGTTGTACTCGGCCTGTCTCTCACGCTCAGCGATCGCCTCACGGTTCCTCTTGACATAATCGATCAAGTCTCCACGTGTATGAGCGGAAGACAAGACCTCTATGATAGCGTCCCTTCCGGCGTTCGTATCGTTCTCATCGAAGAAGTTCGTACCATTCTCCTTATCGGCAAGCTCCAATATCTCACCCGCCCTCTCTATATTAACACCGCCTTTCTCCGGAGAAGCGAACAATCCGAACATCCTCGCTGTCTCATTATTCCCGGCACCCGTCTCTTTCTTGTAAGTGTCACGTGTCAATTTGATCGCCCCATTAGCCAGCATCATGGCCGCAAGCTCCTCTCCGCTCATAGGATCACCCATCACGGAGATCTCCTTCGCTATGACATCACCCGGCTTCTTGCTGGCCTCCTTGATATCATCATCAAGATTAGCCCAGAAATCAGCCTCGACCTTGATCGCATCATACTCTTGTCTGGCTTTGATCAGTGCGGCCTCGACCTTATCCTCTTTTCCGATAGGGGCATTGTCATATGCTTCTTGGGCCTTATCCAGTTTCTCTGAAGCCTTCTTGAGATCCTCGTCGAACGCCTTCCTTGTCACCTCGATCTTCTTGGGCATCTTCTCTCCGTATTTATCATGGAGGAAATCCAATGTAGCATCCACCCCAGACGACACGAAATTTGGCGTACCATCCTCCTTCATAACGACAGAAGGTTTGATGTCCCCTGTAGGCTCTTGGTTATCCAAAGGAACCTCACTCCCCTGATTTGAAGATTGAGAAATACTCTCTGTCACATTTAACGTCTCAGCCTCTTTTAGAGACTGATCTCTAATATCTGACAATCTGCTTTCCACTCGATCAGAGGCTCCCTGTCTCATGGATTCCTCCTCTGGAGTAAGGGCATCACCTCTCGATATCTTATCCGCTATCAGGTTTACAACACTATCGTCAACATCACCTGTATCAACATAACGTTCGTATGGAGATTGCTCCTGCATAGATGCGTTATTATCAAAATCCTCTTTAGTCATGGATATATTGCCCACAGGATTCCCATCTCTATCCAATATCTCCAAGGCAACGTCACTCTCATCCATGTCGATCAAACGTGCTATCCTCCCATCGGATAATTTATACACCGGAGAATTTTGAACTACTTTTTGTTTATCTATCTCCGCTTGTTTAGCTTGATAATAATCTTCGACACTTATATTTCGTACAGGTTTTATCGGTTTTCCATTCAAATCTACCAAATAAGGATTTAACCGTCCATTCTCATTAAAGAATGCGTAAGGATTTCCATCTACATAGAAAGACTGTCCGATCGTTTCCTCTGGACTTGGAATAGAAGGATCATATTTACTATCTCTTTCTATCTCAGCCCTCATACTCTCCCTTATATTATTCACCGACACGTCGATTATCTCTTGCGTCTGCATGGATCGGACAGAAGATGGGTCAATCTCGCTTTTCAAGATCATCTCAACCTTTCCATCCGGTCCTTTCCACATGACACGGTCTTTCCCGTCTTCCATCATGCCTTGTACTATAGTACCGGGAGTAAGTTGCTTAGTCAAGGGATCAATCCTTGAAGCCTCAATGTATAAACCCGTCTCAGGATTAGACTCTGACTCTATAGCTTCCGTCTCTGCTTGAGTCGCCTCATCCATTTTCTTGCTTTCGCCGTTGGCTAAACCATCATATACGCTACGGCGATAGAAATAATCCATGATCGCTTTCTTTTGCTCCATGTTAAAACGATCAGAGGCTATCATATCCCTTACCACATCCTTCCTCTTGTCTGGATCCATATTCATCAATTCATCTTTTAGCACATCGAAATCGTCGCCAAAAACTTTTCTTCCATTTGCCTCACTTCTTTCCAAACCCTTTCTCGCATTATATCTTACGCCTCTGAGTCCAATTAGATTGACTGAACCTAAAATGCCACTCATAAGCCCTACTGTACCTGCGGTCTGCAATAAATTATCCAAAGATCCTAGGTCTTCCAATGACTGATCTCCTACTATCGCCGCATTCAACAAACCTCCGACATACTCCTCTGCCGTTTCACCAAAGAAACCATCATATTTAGCATCCTGCATAATTTTATTGAACCCTTTCGTCCAATCCGCAGTAGTGAGCTTGTTCATGGAGTTGACCAAAGCAGAGGCGCTTATCTTCTTACCAGCCTTAGTCTCCTTTAATATATCGCCTACCGGTCCAAAATAAGAGCCGAACATCTCTGAGAAATTGTCAATAGAGCGTGATGCCAAGGATTTATATAACGCACTTCCTATACTCTCTTTGCCTACACTTCCGACCTTGACTGGATTACCATTCTCGTCTCTCAATACTTCTCCCGTATCAAGGTCTCTGACCTCCTGCCCCAAACTTACCCTTCCTACATCCGTGTATACAGGAGATCCGATCATTCTTGAATAAGTATCAGCGGCGACTCCCGCAGCCCCAGTCGTGGCGGCCATGCCAGTAGAGGCGGCGATATCTCCCACTACACGACCAGCTACACCAGCCACCTTAGGAATGACCTTACCGCCAAATCTCTTGGCGGCGTAACCAGCCAAGGCCTTACCGACACCTTTGCCCGCACCAGACAAAGGATTGACAATCATTTCCAGCATAAAAGGGATCGATTGCACGAAACCAGATCCAATATCATAGGATACACCCAAATCGCTAGCGTAAACCTTCGCTGCCGTATTAACTGCCACCGCATCCAACAATCTTAGCTCATCTTGGCTAAGTTCCTCCCCTCTCTCGAATTTACGCAAGGCATTATAAACACTTTTATTTGCGGCTAAATCAGACGTACCGAAATCCCACGTACCCAATTTAGAAGCGGCATCTCTCATGCCTCTCAAGACACCCCCGCCTTCCTTTCTCGCCTTGATAAGATCATCGGCCTCGTTAAGATAGTTACGAGCCGATATCAAATTCGTTGTGACATCTATAGGCCTTATACCTTCCGGGACATTACCTCTCATCGCATTGGATATCTCATCGTCCAACCCTATCCTATTTTCATTAATAGATTCCGATATGAGACCAAACTTATCATTAGGTTTAACAGTCTCTATCTTTCCTTTTTTTCGCAACGACTCAAAGTTATAATCCGGAGAGTTTGTTAAAGGATTAACATACTCCGATTGATCGGGCTTTGTCACATCAAACTCTTGCCTTAAGGCAATTGGAGGAGGATTCTGGCTTGATTGAGACACATAATCTGTATCATCAAAGTCGTTGTCATGCTCAGGATTATCCAAACTGGAGAAATCCTCGTAAGGAGTAGCGTTCTTAAACGTTCCCAAGAAATCCCTTTTACGTGACACGGGGATCTCATATACATCATCCTCTACCGAGAACCGGGTTACCGCATCAGGATACATGGATTCAAACTTGTCTACCACCTCTTCCGGTATATCATATAATTTATCGTTGTATTTATATCTTGCCATCACTTCTTCCTTTTACCAACCTTATTATCCTCAAAATCGCTTTCCTTTACCTCATAATCATCGATATTGAAACTATCCTCACTCTCTATGATTGATTGAGGGATATTCAACTCATGTCCATCGGCAACCCATCTTCCGATAGCCTGTTTCATCTCATCTCTCGTTGGAGTCTTACTGTTACCAGAACGGTCAGTATCTGATATTTTATACTCAGGATCCAATTGATTATACAATATGGATGTAACTGTCGGATCATTGAAAGATTTCTCCTTGACATCAACATACCCATTAGCCGTAGGTATGGTGATAATCCCCCTCTTCCCTGACTCCCCAGAACCACCAGATCTTATGTTAGCGACTTTTATCTGGTTCGCTCGGTTCGCCGCCTCTTCCTTGGATCGGTTCTCCGCCTTGAATTGCTCCGTAGCCATTCTGTTCGCTTGCCTGTACGCCTCCAATGTCATTACGTTAGCTTGCTTTTGATCGATCTCGCCCTTCCTTATCCTAGCGTCAATATCCTTCAAGGCCAGCTTCAAACGATAATCCCTCTGCGCCTTTTGCCTAGCCGCCTCCAGATCACGTTGATAGGCTATCTCACCCATCTTGGCGTTCGTGAGCAACGTATCGTATTTCCTCTTCAAGGCGTTTCTCCTTTCCGTTATCTCACGTTGCCTAGCGTCAAGGGGAGCGAGATTGTTCACGACCACGGGACTCGATCCCTTGGCCGTCCCCACCATTCCGGCTATGTTGCTTATCAGGTCGCTTATCCCCGTTATGGCACGGCTCGCCCGGTCGTTCCTCTCACGTCTCGCCCTTTGCTCGCCCGTCTCGTACTCGGGATCGCTCGTACGCATCATCTCGATAATCTCCTCCGTGGAGTAAGGATCACGCTTACCCGCCTTGATCGCCTCGCTTTGTATGTTCCAATATCCTTGCGGGGTTATCTCACCCGTGTTAATGGCTTGCTCGGCTGTCATATCCGCGAACTTGTCATACATGGACAACGGGGTTGCCTCTGGTTTCACCGGCGCTTGCGTTAAAGATGGGGCCTGCAACGGGGCGGTCCCCACATCCGGTATAGCCGTTCCCACCGTACCGGGAACAGGTGCCGGAGATTGTACTTGAGGCTGTGGTTGCGCCACGGGCTGGGATACAGGTACCTGTGCCGGCACGCTCGCACCGGACGTAGCTTGAGGAGCCACGGCTTGTGCGTTTCTCCTCCTCTCTTCCTCTACTAAATCTATTCTTCCAGCCATATCACTTCACTCCCGCCCATTTACCAAGTTTTGTGCTCCTTAAAACGCCATCGCCAAAAGCGTCTCCAAGACCTCCAGCCGCCGTAGCCAATCCCGCCGCTTGCGTGGCCACGTTCGCCGCCTTTTTAGAGTTTAAATCCATCTCCGCTTGGTTGAATGCGGTCTGCTGGTTGACATAATTGTTACGCACACCCTCCTTATAAGCCTCGGCTTGGCCTACGATATCGCTAGTCACGTCCCCCAAGACCTCGTTGGCCGCTTGTTTCTGCAAGGCCACGGACTCATCAGACGCGCCCGCAACGGCGGCGGCACCCTCCGCCCTCCTATATCTCTCGTCAAGGATTCGCCGCACGTTGTTAAGGGCGGCTTGAGCGTCCGCCCTTTGGGTGAAATCCGAGTTATACTCCCTGTCATACCAATTTTGGGAATCCTGCCTCATGTCATTCAGTATCCCCATATTTTTCTTGTAAGCCTTACGTCCGGCTATCCCGGCTCCTATGGCCCCACCTATGCCAGCCAGACCGCCCACTACACTACCTATTATTCCCATAAAATGATTTTTATCGTTATGCCTCAAAATTAGACGTGTAGCTTTGCCCCATAACAATAAAAATCGACTTTCAGATAAACTATTAAATACTAGTTCAGTATGGCACGACCAAAGAACGACGGGAGAGGAAGGCTAGGAGGAAGGGCTAAAGGCACTCCAAACAAGAAGACGGGAGAGATAAGGACTTTCATCTCGGAGCTGTTGACATCCAACAGAGAAGAGATCAAGAAGGCCTTCGAGGAACTGGAACCAAAAGACAAGGTAGCGGCTTTCACCCAGCTAGTCAAATACATCGTCCCATCCTTGCAATCCGTGGATATAGACGCTGTAGTGGACAAGAAAAGAGACTCCGTGGAAGATAAGTTAAGAGACTTATCTGAAGATGACACGGAATAATAAATGCTAATCCGTACTTTAAGCCGTCCTTTCTTCTACGATTGGACGGCTTTGTTTATATTTGCGGGTGTTAATCATTTATATACCATGAACGAAGAGCTTAAACAACTGCTTGAGTGGTTCGACAACTACAAGATCACATTTAACGAGATAAGCAAGAACAACGGATTACAAGTTAAAAGGAGAGAAAATCAAAGATCAAATAGACGAGTTAGTAACCGCTCTTTTGGAGGAGAGGAAAAATTCATTTGACGAGAACAATAAGAAAGTAAAGGTTGCAAATGTAGATCTTGAAGGGTTGAGCAATCTTGAGTTGCAGCAGTTACAAGTACGTGTATCTAAACTCTTACTAGAAAGAAGTAAATAGCCTTCACAGCATTGTTAAATAATATAAAAGTGATAAGTTTTTACATTGGTCTTACAGTTTACGCATAACAAACTGATTATCAAATACAATCCTAAAGTTTGCTAAACTGACGTACTCGTAAGGGTACCGGGGGTTCG